ATTGTTTAATTTGTTTTTGTGTGTAAGTTTGTGGAAATCTATACATAATTTTATATTTTAAATTTATTATATTATCAGTGTTGAAACGTATTAATTTTGTAAGGGCTTAAGCTATCGAATAATATATTTTATTTAAATTATAATATTCTTTTATATTATTTTCAATTTCTTTTTTATTTGATTTTTCATTTAAATAAATTGAATCTAAATAATTATTAGTGTCTTGGTCATAAATTTGAATAGTCATAGTATATATATTTTAAGTTTATTATATTATCAAGCTAAGAGCGTATTTTTTTTGCAAGGCTTCGCCTGGCCGTGAGGTCGCCAGCAAACGAGAGGTTTAGAGATTTTATAAGTTCCAACGCGGGAACTCACTCAGAACCTCAACGCTTGTCTGTACAACCTTACGTGATTCTCTGCAATGTCATGCAGATACCAAGTGCCACCTCGCTCGGTCCACAGTTCCCACTTACCTTTTATTATTGATGGCTTAATCTCCCAGTCTGTAATTTTATGTATTCTCATTATTCTTATTTTAAAGTTTTGTTATGTATTTGTTTTTTGGTATTTTATTTGTTTGTTTTATTAAGATAATATTATTTTTATTTTTAATATATTTTAATAAAGTTTCAAAATCTTTTGTATTAAAATATTTTATTAAATCATTATTATATTTTATTTTATATGTTTTTAACATTTTATATATTTTAATATTTATATTATTATCAAATAGATTACGTATTTTTTTTGCAAACGATCAAGAGAGTATATATAAAAAAATTTTAAATAGTGTGTGTAATTTTTAAAAAAAAGTCAAAAAATATTTTTATAATTAAAAAAAAAGACAGGGGGGTGGTGTTTTAAAATGTAACTTTGTGTAAGTGGCTGATTGTCAAATACATATGCGCAACCCATTATTTCTTAATATCTTATAGATTTTTTAGAGAAGTGTGACAAAAGGTTATTAAATAAATATAATAGCACCCTATCGTCGCACTTTAGTAAAAATTGTAAAATACTTGTGAAGTGAGTAATTTTATAATGAGTACAAATACTTTAAAAACAACAATATGAAAGCAATTAAAGGAATGCCTATGTTTTCCCCTGTAAGAGGTAATACATTTTCAAAAGTAATGGCTGATACCGGTGGAGATTACGAAAAGACAAAAGAAATATTAGCCAACAATGTTGCCACTATGAAAGCTGAGTACGGCACGGGGGCTCCAACAAAGATGCATCGGGGCCTACCTCATCCTAAAAGTACAAAAGAAAAAGTAAAACAACGAGCATTAAATAGATAATAATAAATATAACCATGGCAGTAATATATTCATATCCTAAAGCAACCCCGACCGCCTCAGATTTATTGATCGGTACGCTTACATCGGATACAAGTGGAGAAAATCCAACTAAAACTTTTGCTATATCCGACATTATAGGGCTTATACCTGCTGCCGGAACCGGTGGTACTGTAACCTCTGTTGGTATAACGGGTACTACCTTTATAACAGTAACTAATTCACCTATTACTACAAGCGGGAATATGACCGTATCGTTAACCGATAACGGAGGAACACCCAGTACAACTACATTTTATAGAGGTGATGGGCAATGGGCCGAGCCAGTTGGGACAGGTACGCAAATAACTTATGCATTAACCTCCGCAACTAACGCATCGAACACAGATATTACGCTTACTCCTACTACAGGAACGCCTGATATAGTAAAATTAATCCCATCGACGCCTATAACTATAAGTAATAATGACGCAACGAGCGAAATTACCATCGGAAGTGACGCTGTAACCGGTGTAACTGCCGCTGTTGCTGCCGGAACAGTCTTTGCGGCCTCATTTATTGAAATAGGAGGAACAACGCAAGCCCCAACTGTAGCACTTACAGCAACCGGTACCCCAAGTAGCAGCACATATCTAAGAGGTGATGGCTCATGGGCAACAATTGCAGCTGGCGGAACAATGAGTAGCTGGGATTTACAAGCAGATACCGGAACAGATGAGACAATTGTAGATGCCGAGCAAGTTAAAATGGTAGGTGGATCTGGAATTGATACATCAATAGCTGATAATGCAGGTGTTGCAGAGGTAACAGTAGCTTTAGAGGCAACAGTACCGCAAACTATAGCAGCAGGAAATACCTCACAAGTTTATGACGCAGCTAATACTACTAAAAACTTATCTATTAGCGGTACACAAAATACAGAAATAGCATTATTAAATATTTTATCTAACTCAACAGATAGTTATACCTCACCGAAAGTAAATAATGTAGTTTCATTAACTCAAACTGAATACAACGCAATTACTTCACCCGACGCTAATACACTTTATGTAATCGTATAACATGGCTATATATTTAGGTTCAACTCAAATTGATCAAGGCTCTAGTAGATATATGTACTTAGGAGACCAGCAAATATGTAAAGCATATTTAGGCACTACAGAGGTTTTTGATAATTGTGGTTTCACACCTGTAACAGTTACTATGCTTTATTCAGGATCCCCAGGTGGGACGGGTGGATCTGCAGGTTATACAATAGGTGGGCCTAGCAGCGGTAGTACACAATCAGGACAAGCAGGGGTGGATTCATACTCTTTTACAAATACGATAGCTGTTAATACAGCAGGTGGCTATAGCGGAAATCCTACTGTATGGATTGGAAGTTCAAGTAATTCAACAAGTACATCTACACCGGTTTCTAGAACACTAGCTGGAACAATACCGAGTGTAAACACAACTGTTTATCAAATTTTTGGCGGTTCTACAACAGCACCAGTAACTACATTTACTGATACTTATACTGTATCTAAAACTTCTAGCTTAACGCAAGGTAGCGTATCAGTTACTCCATCTCCCGTAGGACCAGCGTCTCCAGGTACTGATTCATCAACAGTATTCAAATATACCGGTGCATCTTCGGGTTATACCTACACAGGAATACAAATATCAATAGATGGAGGCTCAGCAGTAAACATGACTAATTCAAATGGAGATGGATATACTTGGACTTATTCATATAGTAATACTATAAGTTCAGCAGATAGAACTATTGCAGGAGTTATCAGCGGTACTGAAAGTGCGAGTTTACAAAGTTATTATGTTAAATTTACTAGAGATGTTGCAAGTAATCCTTCGCAAGGAGAGTTTGATTACAGTATATCAGGTGCTACAGGTAGTGGTAATACTACAGGAAATTTAAATAGTACTAACGATTTTGATCAAACCGCAACACTGGTAATTTCTACAACCCCCTCTTCAACAATTACAATAGGGTATACTTTTGATACTTTCAGTAGTGGTTATCAATTTACTACAGATTCAAAAATACAAAAAGGTAGTGTTGACATTACCATGCCTGATGTAATAACCGCATCTTCTTTAAGCACAGCTTCTGGTAGCCCTACAACTTATAATTTAGTAGGAACAAGCGGATCCGGTGCTCAAGCTAACATTAATCCAGTTGCAGATCAATCTTATGGATATGGTCCCTATACATCTTTAACTGCTGCTTGTAGTGATAGGAACAGTGGTAGTGTTGGAGCTTCAGCTGATTATAATTATTTCAATGGGGGTGAAGGGATATTACCACCTTTTGGAACTACAATAAGTCAAACATGGGATATAGACAACGGGCTTGGTTCACAGCTAACTAATTTCAGATGGTTTGTAACAACTGATCAACAAGATTCTAATGGAGATAACATCGTGTTCTATTACTACAATGGTATAGACAACACTGTTACATGTCCTTAAAAAAATAAAACAAAATGGCAATAATATATAGTTATCCACTAGCAACACCAGAATTATCAGATTTAATAATAGGTACAAAAGTTGGTAGCGGTAACCCTACAAAAACTTTTACAGTACAAAGTATTGCTGATTTAACATCAGGTGTTAAAAAAATTATAGCAGGTACAGATATATCAATTAGCCCAACAGATGGAGTTGGAGAAGTAACAATAAATTGTACATTAGATCCAGGAGTAACATCCTTAATAGCAGGTGCAAATATTTCACTTTCTCCAGCCAGTGGAGTAGGTGATGTTAATGTAAGTGTTACGGGTGTTGTTACAAGTGTAACATCCGGTAATACAGATACAATAACTATAGGCGGAACATCAGCTGCACCAACTGTAGCAGCAAATACAACAGCTACTATTGGTAGTGGTGGTGTTAATCTAGCAACGGCGGGTTCAATATATAACTTTGTAACTACAGGAGTTAATGCAAGAATACAAAATATAACCAATCCAGTTGATGCACAAGATGTAGCGACTAAATCATATGTTGATCAATTAACAGCAGGCGGAGTAACATTCAAAGGGGGCTTTAATGCAACAACAGGTGTAATAGACGGAGGAACAGATAATCTAACCTCAGGAGGTTCTAGAGTTGCAGTTGATGTAGGAGATTTATATGTAGTAACCACAGCAGGTGATTTTTATGGTGATGCTACCGTACCTTTAGCTGTAGGCGATCAAGTATATGCTCAAACAGCCGCAGTGGTTGGAGCTTCAGTAATTGGTGATTGGATTACAATAGAATCAAATGTAGTTCCAGCAAGTGCAGGCGCAACCGATGGTGCAACTACAAAAGGTGTATCAGGTTTCGATAATCAAATGTTTGCAGCTACTGCTGATGGGTTTATAACCTCAACTACTCTTAATAATATAGTTGTAACAGTAAATAGTAGTTCAAAATATGAAATAGATGGAACAGCTCAACCAACAATTACATTATTACCCGATGTTACATACTTAATAGATGTAAGCGATTTATCAGTTAATAATCATCCATTTATATTAACCGAAACTTCAGGGGCTGGATCCGGTGCTACAGCTTATACAACTGGTATAATATATTTAGTAAACAATGCAGCAGTAAACCAAACTGATTGGGAAAGTAGTTTTTCAAGTACTACTACAAGAAAGCTAAGAGTAACATTAACACAAACAGCACCCGTGCTATATTATGGTTGTGCAGTGCATTCAAACATGGGTGGGAGTGTGAGCCAGGGTGGTGAAGTAACAAGTGTTACAACTACAGATGGTACTTTTATAGATTTAACTCCTGATGCGCCCGCTGTAGGAGCAGTTACAGTAACAGCTGATTTATCTGCAACAGGTACTGCAGATTCGACAACCTTTTTAAGAGGAGATAATCAATGGGCAACCCCACCTGTAACAGATAATTATGTTGACGGTATATCTTTTGATACTGCAACAGGTGTTTTAACTTTAGATAGAACAGGTGCACTTTCCGATCTTACACAAGATTTAGACGGCAGATATGCATTAAGCTCTGATATACCAGCTAGCATTACACAAACAGTTACAACAACTAATGGTACATTTATAGACCTAACACCTACATCTCCAACTTCAGGAGCTGTAACAGTCACTGCAGATTTATCTGCTACAGGTACACCTAGTTCATCAAACTTTTTAGCAGGAGATAACTCCTGGACTACTGCGCTTACAAGTGTTGGTCTAACTAGTACAGCAGGAACTATTACTATAGGTAGTTCGCCTTTAACGGCAAATGGTACTATGAATGTTGACTTAGCATCATCAGGTGTTACTCCTGGATCTTATACTAATGCTGATATAACAGTTGATACATATGGTAGAGTAACAGTAGCAGCTTCTGGTTCTGGTGGTGGTGGCGGTACTGTAACTAGCGTTACCTCAGCTGATACAAATACGATTACAGTTGCTAATACAACTACAACTCCTGCAATAACAGCTGTAACTGCGGCTGTAGCATCTGGGTCAACGGCTTTAGTAACCAGCGGCGATGTATATAGTTATGTTAATACAAATGCACCTGGAACTGTAACATCTATAGGCTTTGATGTATCTGCATATAGCGCATTTTCAATTTCACCCTCTACAGCAATATCTTCTAGTGGCACATTTACACTTGGTATAAATGGCGGCTCAGCCGGGCAGTTTTTAGATTATACAGGAGCTTGGTCTACACCAGCAGGAGCTGCATATGATTTTGATACTACATCTGCAAGTAATGGCGCAACATTAACACTTGATGAAAACTCGGGGACAAGTGCAGGAACATTTTCAGTTATTCCAAATGATACAGCAGAAATAGCTATAACAGTTACTACAGGTGACGCAGGGGTTGCTGCCATAGGTTTTCCAGCTGGAGGCTTTACAGCGCCTGATGGTTCAAGTGCAACAACTCAATCAAATAGCGATAACTCTACAAAACTAGCAACAACAGCATATGTTGATAGTATGATTTCAACAGTACCAGCTGGATTAGTATTTAAGGGCAACTGGAATGCTAATACTAATACACCAACATTAGCAAGCGCAACAGGCACTGTAGGTAACTATTATATTGTATCCGTTGCTGGTAGTACAAACTTAGATGGTATTACAGATTGGCAAGTTGGTGATTGGGCTGTATTTACAGATGATGGAGCAGGAGGAGCTGATCAATGGGATAAAATTGATAATTCATCAACGCTTGATGGTTCAGGTGTAGCAGGTCAAGTAGCTTATTGGTCTACTACTTCGCAATTAGCCGGAGATGCGGGTATGACCTACGACGCTTCCACCGATGTATTAACAGTAAATAGCGCAACTTCTACGCAGTGGACTACAGCTTATGATAGAAGTTTAACAGGTGCGGCAGTTACAGGAACAACTACTAAAACACTTACATTAACACAGCAGGATTCAAGTACGATTACCGCCTCATGGACAGACATTGATTCAGGTGGAACGGTTACTTCGGTAGGTTTAGATGCTTCTGCCTTTTCAGCTTTTTCAGTAAGCGGTTCACCTATTACAAGCTCTGGTACATTGACCCTTGGAATAAACGGTGGATCAGCAGGACAATATTTAGATTATACAGGTAATTGGAGTACACCGAGTGGAAGCGGAATAACTGGTAGCGGTACTACAAATAAAATTCCTAAGTTTACGGCTTCAACGGCTATTGGTGATTCTATAATTGATCAGCCAAATGCTACAGATGTAACAATAGCTAATTCAACAAGTGATAGAGTTGGTGTAAGAACTGCATTTCCGGGGTCAGCGCTACATGTGGAAGGAAATGTAAAAACAACATCGATTAATGCAAGTGAGCAAGGCTTTTTTGCATCAAGTTCACAACCAGCAATTAAGCAAGGAGCATATGGTAGAGGTAATTTCTTTCAACAACAAGGAGAAGAAAATATTCCATCAATGTATGGCGCTTACGGGCTTAATGGTAAAATGATAGAGGGCAGAAGATCAATGGTTGTAAGAATACCTCCTGATTCATGGCCAGCGGGTAATGGGCTAGGGGCTGGAGCGCAAACTTCAATTCAATTAGTTCCATTTAAATCAGGCCAGGTTATATTAGATGTAAGATGCACGGCTATGTATATACCTAATTTAGCAACAACTGGTTCTCCAACACCAAGTTGGGGGACTGATCCATATCCTATTAGATTAATAATGGCTGGTAATCCTAATATTCCATATACAAACGGTAATAATTTTTGTACTCTTTCTGGGGTTCCAAACGATGGGCTTACCGGTTATTTAGGCGCTACCGGAAATTATAGATTTTATCAAATGCCAATAGGTGTCCAAGGTAAATTTAATAACAGCGGAGGATATGATAGTATGGCTCAATATAGTATGTCTAGAGGCCAGAGTGGATTAAGTTGGTGGCAAATAACAAATCCTCCTCCTGTAGTAAACCCTCCCTATGCAAATGCTGCAAGTTTAAGACTAATGCTTGTAGGTACTACTAGAATTGATGGTAATGTTCTTAATGACTGCTTTTTTTATGTAGAATACGTAGCTATTAATAGAACTAATTTAGTAAATAATGCAAATAAACAAGCAGTAAGTGTAACTAGTGCTAGTCCTAGTCCAACGGTTACATTTCAAAGAACAGCATTTTTAGCTAGTAATAACAGACAATCAGCTATTTGTAGTGTTCAAACGCCCCCTAATTCAAATATAAAATATTGGCATAATGGTAGATCAACATTTCCTGAAGTTGGAGATAGAGTATTTCAAACAGATTCTACTACCGGGTATGCAAGTAGCACAGCTGCTTTCAACGGATATTATTATTTATATTCCGCAGGCGGTAAAAGATATTATTTTAGAATATTTGGGGGATCAGCAAATCCAGGTACTGCAGCAGGAACTATAACACTAAGTACTAGTTGTTCAATTCCAGCCGCGGCTCAACTTACTGAAGTATTTTATTTAGTTGTAGCAGGTGGTGGTAGTGGTGGTACACGTGCAAATGGAGTACCCGGTGGTGGTGGTGGTGCTGGTGGTTTCCGAACAAACTTTGGAGGAACTGCAATATCTGTTGCTGGAGCAGTACCTCTGAGAGTAGGTGCGGGAGGTGCAGCGACCTCATCAGCAAATACCAATGGATCTAATGGACAAGATTCTGACTTTACAACTATCGTCGCGGTCGGCGGTGGTGGAGGAGGAGGTACTACGGGTACAGCTCCTAATATTCCAAATGCCCCATCAGGAGGTTCTGGGGGTGGTGGCGCAGCCCCTTATTCTGGTGGTGGTGATAATGGAGGATCTGGAACAACCGGTCAAGGAAACGCTGGAGGTAAAGCCGGTAGTGGTTCACCTACTGGTGCAGGTGGTGGTGGTGGTGCCGGCGGTGCTGGTGCAACTGGATTTGGGAGCACAGCTGGAAATGGCGGAGCTGGATTACAAAGTAATATTGACGGACTAAACTTGTTTTACGCTGGTGGCGGTGGAGGAGGAAGATCCGATGCTACCGTTGGGGGTACAGGCACAAATGGAGGTGGAAATGGTGGCGGTACTAGTACTGCTCCAACTGCTGGAACTGCAAATACCGGCGGGGGTGGAGGAGGCTCATATAGTTCAGCATCTTCAGGTGGTGCAGCTGGAGGTTCTGGTGTAATTATAATAAGATGTTCAAAAGCAAGCTTAGTGTTCAGTTCTGGTGTAACAGTAAACGGTACGACCGGAGGGACAGTCAGTGGTAATGCTGTTGGTTCAGATTATTATTACAAAGTTACTGCAACTGCAACAGGAGGAGAAACAGTAACATTTAGCTAATACTATAAAACAAATTAATTATGAGAATTCCAAGAAACGGAGTAGCAAAAGATATTCGCCACTTTGCGGGCAGTTTGCTTGTGTTTGGCATGATCATGGGGATTATGTATTATTTAACACAATATGAAATACCAAATACAAATAGAGATTTATTAACTACACTTGTAGGAATGCTAGCGGCTAGTTTGGCATTAATAATAAGTGCCATTACTGGCGCCCGCCCAAATGAACTAGAAGAAGCTAAAAAAAATATATCATCTTTGCAAATGAAGATTGATATGTTAGTAAGTCAAAAAGATTCTTTAGAACAAATGGTTATTAAATTGCAAGACGATATGATAGATCGATTACTTTTGAATAAAACATTAGAGATGGATTTTAAAAAATGCGTATGCGGTGAAAATAATTGTAGTTGTAAAGGAGAATAAAACTAAGTAATTATAAAATAAACCTTTATATTAATTTAAAACCAAAACCTATGACACTATTTTATCAGACTCATTCTTGGTCTAGTCAACCAAAAATTTCCAGTGAAACCCTAAAGCTTTGGAAGCATATAGTAGAAAAAGCAAATTGGCGTATCACCCAACTACCAAATGGTTTTTATCAAACTGAATATCAAGACCTTGACAACGAGGATACATGGCACGATGTTACACGAAGAGAAACTATAGAAGGCGCAGAAAAAGCTATTGAAGCATCGATAGCGCATTATAATAAAAAGTTGGAATTTATTAATGGCCCTAAGGTCGTTAAAACTTTTAAATAATATATAACTATAATTTAATTTAATTTAATCATGACAGACGCAATAGTCAAAAATCTTAGCTTTGGAGACGAAGCTAAAAAGAAAATATTTAAAGGTATTAATAAACTTACGCAAGCCGTTAGTTCAACTCTAGGAGCTAGCGGCAAACGCGTAATTCTTGAAGATGAAAACGGTAATCCAGTTATTACAAAAGACGGAGTAACCGTAGCTGATTCAATAATATTATTAGATTCAGTTGAAAATTTAGGTGCTAAATTAATTAAAGAAGCGGCACGAAAAACTGTAAAAGAAGCTGGAGATGGAACTACAACTGCAACAGTTCTTGCATATTCAATCCTACAAAATGCTGGTAATGAGCTTAGTAATTTAGGCCCGCGTAAAATAAAAGAAGGGATTGATTCAGCAATAAATAAAGTTTTAAAATATTTAGAAAAAACTTCTGTAAAAGTAACAGGAGAAATGATTGATCAAGTTGCTAGTATATCTACTAACAATGATATAAAACTAGGTAAAGTAATAGCTGATGCATATAGATCTGTAGATGAAACGGGAGTAGTTATAATGGAAACTACAGAAAATGCAGAAACAACTTGTGAATTAATAGATGGTATACAATATAATAAAGGATTAACTAATTCAAATTTTATAACTAGGAAAGATACTAGGGTAGCTGAATTAGAAAATGCTTTAGTTTTAATTGTAGAATCTCCGATTGAAAGTATTAGAAAAATTCAATCAGTATTAGAGTTTGTAATTAAGAATAATAAATCTCTTTTAATTATTGCAGATGTTGATCCTAAAGTTATTTCAACCCTTGCAATGAATAAAATGAAAGGTAATATTAAAATTAATATTATTAATGCTCCTACGTACGGTGTGTCAAAAAAAGATACTTTAACAGATTTAGCATTATTAACTAAAGCTAAAATCGTTAATGAAGATTTAGGAGATGATATGGATTTAATACAACCAGAATTTCTTGGTCATTGTGTAAAAGCTATAACTACAGATACTGAAACTATAATTAAGGTTGCTGAAATAGAAGATAGTGTAAAAAGTATTATTAAAAATGTTAAACAACAAATTAATGATACAAAAAATACTGCTGAAATACAGCGATTAGAAAAAAGATTAGCAACACTCTCAGCTAAAATTGCAACTGTTAAAGTTGGTGCAGAAACTAGTATTGAATTAAAAGAAAAAGCAGATAGAGTTGAAGACGCTATTTTTGCTACTAAAGCTGCAATTAAAGAAGGTATTGTTCCCGGAGGTGGTGTTGCTCTTTTAAATGCTTATCAAAATATTGTTGCTAAAAATACAGCTGAACAAATTTTATTAGATTCTATAACTGCTCCTTATAATACTATATTAGATAATGGTAATTTAACAGTTGATTACAATGCTAAAGAAGGTTGGGGTATAGATGTTATTTCTGGCAAAAAAGTTAATATGATTAAATCAGGAATTATTGACCCGCTGCTAGTAACGAAAACAGCTTTAAAAAATGCAGCATCCGTTGCAACTACTATTTTATCTACCGATTGTGTAATTAATAATTTAAGAACAAATGAGAGCGGTGGGTAAAAACATTATTATAAAAAAAGAAAAGCAAGGTATATCAAAAACTAAAGGTGGTTTATTATTAACAGAAAAAATACGAGAAGATTTAAGATATAATAAAGCACAAGTAATATCAATAGGCTCTGAGGTTGTAGGCGTTAAAGAAAATGATAATATTTTTTATGACAAGCATGCCGGCCACGACGTTGAATTTAAAAAAGAAATATTTCAAGTTATTAAAGAGCATGATGTAGTTATTGTTTTATGAAACAATTAGAACCAGCTGATTTAAAAAGTTTAAATCTTTTTAAGCATTATAGAATAATTAGAAAATGGGCAAGCAAAAATAATAATTTAAATGAGCCTGATTTAGAGCTACTTATTTACTTAGATTGCATAGAGCTGTTTACTAAAATTGATTTTAAAGAAGGATCTTATTCTTATAGCTGGGATAATCGCAGATGGAATAGATTATTAAAAAATGGCTGGATAAAAGTTTGGCGTGAACGGAATAGAACGTCGCAAAAATATAATATTTATAATGTTACATTTAAGGGTAAAAGATTAATAAATACAATTTATAAAATTATATTAGGTGAAATAGATATTCCTATTAGTAAAAGAAGAAATAAAATTATGTTAGGTAAAACGTATATTGAAAAAGTATTACAAAAATCTATACATAATGTAAACAAAGATAAATACAGATAAAATGAGAAAAAAAACATCAGCAGTAATTAAAGCAGAAGAAGGCGTAGTAGGCGCAGATGCTTTATGGAGTGGCCCAATGGACACTACAGGTTTCCCAATGGTTGGCGGAAGTAGTTCTGGCAGTAACCCAGTTCAGGTTAAAAAAGCTCCATGTATGTATAAAGGCGGCCCTATTACACAAATAGCAAAATCTGCCAGAGGCGAATAAAATGAATATTGCCGATTTAAAACTATATGTAATAAATTCTATTACATTGGGGGTTACAATGATGGACATTGAGTGGTGGCTAAAAATTATACTTTTATTAGTTACTATAGGGTATACAGTAACTAAGTGGTGGAACATTAAAAAATAAACTATGGCTTACGTGCAAACTAACTCACCCTTTGCTAAAAAAGGAGATGCACCTTCACGTAAAAAATCTTTAGGATATTATAATAAAGCTAAAGACACAGGCACCGGGGCAGACGCTGGAGGCGGTATGTCGGAAAAAGGTGTTAAAAAATATAGAAAAGATAATCCAGGCAGCAAACTTAAAACAGCAGTAACTACTGATCCTAAAAAACTCAAAAGGGGAAGTAAAGCTTGGAAAAGAAGAAAATCTTTTTGTGCAAGATCAAAGGGATGGAAATCAAAAAGAGGTAGAGCAGCGAGACGTCGCTGGAACTGCTAAATATTAATTAGTTAACTAAAACAACATATAATGGACGCGACAAAGTATAATTTGAAAGAAGCTTATAATAAAAAGCTTACCGGTAAAGCAAGGCTGCATTACTTGGAAAATTTTGAGCATGACATGTACAAACGAAGAGGTTATGCAGGTGAATACTCAGGTAATCATCCTAAGTATTCAAAAGGCGTAGCAATGATGGGAGACCCTAAAAGCCCTATGAAAGCTATGGACGATGATTTAAAATATATGCCAGTAGAAGACATAGCAGGCCAAGGAACTGAAGGTGTTAATATGAAAACTAATCCTATTAATAATAATCCAGATCCTTTTCTCGACCCAAAACCTGAAGGTTTTAAATCAGATGCGGGTGATCCAACGGATAAAACAAGAACTAGCAAGATAGATACTATGACATCTAAAATAGTAACAGGAGCTAATAAATTTCTACGGGATAATGCTAATAATCCCGACTTTATTCAAAATGTTCAAAATACTGGTAAATTTACACAAGCTGATTTACAAGAGTTTCAAAAAACTAATCCTAGTGATTTTAAAAAATTACAACAATACTCAGGTGGGGCAGCAAATCAATATCGCACGTTTAATTTTTCAGGACCTAGCATGAGTCATAAATCACCTGTTAAAGAACAAAAGTATGGCGGTAACAAAGGAGACGAAAGCAGATCACGTAGAGACTTTGCAGGACCAAGTATGGGACATAAATCTCCTGCAAAAATGGGACATAAATCTCCTGTTAAGGCACAAAAATATGGTGGTAACAAAGGTGATTTAAGTAGATCACGCAGAGACTTTGAAGGACCAAGTATGATGAAAAGCCCTATGAAATCTTTAAAATTTGGTAGACAAAGTTAAATAAAACAGAATAGAACTGTATAAATCTAACCATAAACATAAACATAAACATAAACATAAACAAAAACAATCATGGCAAAATTTATCAAAATTAAAAAAGAGAACTTCGCATCCAGCTTAAACTATACAGCTGATATGATTATAGGGGCGGATCAAATTGCATTAGTAAAAAAAGGTACAAACAGCGCAATTAGTTCAGATGCAGCAACTATCTTTTTTCAAGATGCAAGTTCATATGTAACTTTTACAAATACAGCTAAAGGTGTAGACATTGCAAACGGAATTAACAGTGCACTTACTGCTAATCCAGGCGGAGTTGTAGCAACAGTTGGTTTAGATTCAACTGTAGAAATTACAGCAATAGACGTAGCTTAATTATGAAATCAACCGGACTTGGTGATGATATTCACAAATTTACTACTGTAACCGGTATTAAATCAATAGTAGACAGAGTCAGCGAGGGGTTAAACATCCCTTGCGGCTGTGCTGCTAGACAAGAATGGTTCAATAAAAAATTTCCATATAGACAAAATGGCGTTTAAGCTAAATAATCCTCCATATAAACCATTAGGAGTTCCAGTGTATCATGTAGATTTAGGCGATGATACATTAGGTAAAGCAAATCGCAATGAAACTATTTTAATTAATAGTAAATTAGACCCGTGCGAGAGAGGGCGGGTTATAAAACATGAGATGGTTCATATAAAACAATTTCGTAGAGGAGATTTAGATTATGACGATGATAACGTTTACTGGAAAGGAAAGATATATCCAAGAAATAAAATGCATGAAGGTAATAAAAAATTACCTTGGGAGGCCGAGGCATATAATGCGTAATTAAATGTTAAAATTTTTAATAGGACTTTTAAAAGGCGGTAATGGCCGTAAGTCCGTTGCAGGCAATCTAGCCTGGGAAATAAGGGAAGCAATTAAAGGAAAAGAATTAGATCCTAATGAGCTTATATCTATTCAAACAAAAATAAATGAAATTGAAGCTGGTCATAGAACAGTATTTGTAGCTGGCTGGCGACCATTTATAGGATGGGTATGTGGTGTAGCATTAGCTTATAATTTTATAATAAGAGATTTATTTATTTGGGCATTAGAGCCGCAGGATGTTCCACCTGCATTACAAATGGAACATTTAATGACTGTACTACTAGGTATGTTAGGTTTAGGCGGTCTAAGAACATTTGAAAAAGTAAAAGATAAAACAAAATAAAATGGGAAGTTATCAAAAAAATTTTAGTGATTTTGCAGTAACTGCAATTGACATGCTAGCGGAAAAAACATTGAAAGCGCAAGATTTAAGTAGCATAGTGGATTCAACGGTAAATGCTCCAGCATCACAAACAGCAATTGCCTATTCCTCAGGTGGAAGTTATGGGCTATCCCCGACGGGAGGTGCGGCTAGAAGTGCACAATATACAGGCGCTACATTTGCAATTACAACAGATGGGGCGGGTGCAGTAAGCGCAGTAACAGTAATTAATCAAGGCTCTAATGTAGCTACTTCAGGAGATACTATTATTTTTAACGCAGATTCTCTTAACTTAGCTTTTGGAGTTTCAAATATTACAGGAGATGTAACAGCTACATTAGCAGGTGCTGATTTAGAAAAGCCTAGTGGTATTTTTTATGACAGATTGCCATCACTCTATGTAGGTTCAACTGGCGATGTTAAAGTGACATTAGCCAACGACAGCCTTAACGGCTTTGACCCTACTGTATTAACGGGGTTAACAGCTGGTACTTTTGTACCCGTAGCTTGCAGGCAAATACATAACACAGATGCTGCAACTACAGTAACAAATTTATTAGCGCTATTTTAAAATAATTATTAATTTAAATTTAATCAAATGGAAAACGTAGAAAAAAAAATTACAGAAGAGCAATTAAAAAAGATTAAAGATCATCAACTTAAAATGAATAATCTTTTAAGAGACATTGGACAAGTAGAAAACCAAAAGCATTTATTTTTGCATGACTACGCAGGTCTTATAAAAGAAAACGAAGATTTTAAGAAAGAGTTAGAAAGCATTTATGGTGCTATAACTATTGATCTTGAAACAGGTATTTATAAGCCGGTTGAACAACCAAAAAAAGCAGAAGACAATAAAGATGTCTAGTATTATAAGAAAAATCAGTATTGGTTCTGATTATAAAAATGATGCTATGCATTACTCTTTAGGACAAGAAGTTTACGGGGGTCATAAAATAGCTTACATCATATTTGACGATTCTGATAATTCTTATAATATATATATAAAAAAAGGTAAAGAAGTATTGCCATGGAAAAAATTTAATAGCAGCATGGCTATCTCTATCGAATACAATTTAGAATATGAATAGTGTTTATGATTTTATTGTTGAGCCTTTAGGCAAAAGATATAACAACGAAAAAAAAATAAACGACAAAACATTAATTTTAAATACAAGTATAGAAGCTTTTAAATTTATTAATAAAATAGCTAAAGTTATTTCAGTACCTTTAGCATATAAAACTCCTATAAAGCCTGGTTATAAAATTATGATTCATCATAATGTATTTAGAAGATATTATGACATTAGAGGGCAAGAAAAAAATAGCAGTAAATATTTTAAAGAAAATAAATACTTTTGCCAAATAGATCAAGTTTATTTATATGATGATGGTAATGGTTGGAAAAGTTTTGGAGATCGATGTTTTGTTAAACCAATGATAAATAAAGACGATTTAAAGCTTCAAAAATTACAAGATCATATTGGTGTATTAAAATATGACAATAGCTCTTTAAACAAGCTTAAAATTAAATCCGGAGACTGTGTAGGCTTTACGCCAAACTCAGAGTTTGAATTTTTAATTAATAATGAGTTTTTATATTGTATGAAATCAAATGATATTGTAATTAAATATGAACATCAAAAAAACCAAACTGAATATAATCCAAGCTGGGCATAAAGCAGTTGAGGAATTAATTAAAGTTGCAGAAGAAGAAATTATAGTTAATGATGCTTCGGAAGATTTAGCAGCGGATAGATTAAAAAATGCTGCAGCAACTAAAAAGCTTGCAATATTTGATGCATTTGAAATTTTATCAAGAATAGAACAAGAAAAAAATATTCTAAAAGATATAAATTCTAATAAAACAAAATTTGGAGGATTTGCAGAAAGCAGAGCTAAATAATGTATAAACAAGATTTATATAAAGTTTTAGATAATTATATTAAACCTAATATTTTAAAAAAATATAATAAAAGTAAACAGTGGCAATATGGTTATAATAAAGAGCATGATATTATTATAATAAGCAAAACTGGACAAATAGGTGAAATATATGAAATTCAAAATTTAAAAATAGCTTTACCATTGCTTAATGATTTTTATAAAAGATCTAATAAAAAAGCAGAGCAGTATTGGGAAAAAATACCATATCCTAAACAATTACAAAAAATTAAAACAGTTTTTGAATGGAATGGTTATCCTGAAAGCTTTAAAGAACAATGGTATGATTATATAGATACCGAATTTAGAAGAAGGGATGAGGGATTTACTTTCTATAATAACGGGCAACCTACTTATATTACTGGTGCTCATTACATGTACTTGCAGTGGACTAAAATTGACGTTGGCGCTGCTGAATTTCGTGAGTCCAACAGGTTATTCTTTATATTTTGGGAAGCATGTCGTGCCGACAAAAGATGTTACGGAATATGCTACCTCAAGAATAGACGGTCTGGATTTAGCTTCATGGCTTCGGCAGAACTTGTTAACCAAGCAACAGTATCTTCCGATTCACGATTTGGAATACTCTCCAAAACCGGATCTGATGCAAAGAAAATGTTCACAGACAAAGTTGTCCCAATCAGTGTTAATTACCCATTCTTCTTCAAGCCCGTGCAAGACGGGATGGATCGCCCCAAGACAGAGCTTGCCTATAGAGTACCAGCCTCCAAACTAACTCGTAGGAAGATAGAAATAGGCGAACAGTTACAAGAAATTGACGGGCTTGATACTACTATAGATTGGAAAAATACAGGAGACAATTCTTATGATGGTGAAAAACTTAAGTTATTAGCTCATGATGAATCAGGCAAGTGGGAAAGACCAGATAATATAATAAATAATTGGCGTGTAACAAAAACAACATTAAGATTAGGTAGTAAAGTTGTTGGCAAATGTATGATGGGCTCTACTTCTAATTCATTAGATAAAGGAGGCGATAACTTTAAAAAAATATATGAAAATTCCAATGTCAAATATCGAAACCGTAACGGACAGACTAGCTCAGGATTATATTCTTTGTTCATTCCTATGGAATGGAATTACGAAGGATTCATTGATATTTATGGATTACCTGTCTTCAATACCCCCGAACAGCCCGTCAAAGGTATTGACAAAACGGAAATTGAGATTGGAGTAATAGACCATTGGTTAAACGAAGTAGATGGTTTAAAAACTGATCAAGACGCACTTAACGAATTTTATAGACAATTCCCAAGAACAACGCAGCATGCATTTCGTGATGAAACAAAAGAATCACTATTTAATTTAACTAAAATTTATCAGCAAATTGATTATTTAGAAGAAACTAAATATGAAAATTTAATAACACAAGGTAATTTTCAATGGTTTAATGGTGTAAAAGATACAACTATAATGTTTGTTCCTAGTAATAATGGAAGATTTTATGTATCTTGGGTACCACCACAACATTTACAAAATAAAATTATTTTAAAAAATGGTTTAAAATATCCGGGCAATGAGCATATTGGTGCATTTGGTTGCGATAGTTACGATATTTCTGGTACAGTAGATGGTAGAGGCTCTAAAGGAGCACTACACGGGTTAACTAAATTTACAATGGAAGATGCTCCTATAAATATGTTTTTTTTAGAATATATATCTCGCCCTGATAATACTGAAATATTTTTTGAAGATGTATTAATGGCATTAGTTTTTTACGGAATGCCTATACTTGCAGAAAATAATAAACCCAGATTATTATATTATTTAAAAAGACGTGGCTATAGAGGATATTCTATGAACAGGCCAGATAAGTTAAGATCAAAATTATCTATAACTGAAAGAGAAATAGGGGGTATACCTAATTCAAGTGAAGATATGAAACAAGCTCATGCTGCTGCAATAGAATCGTATATAGATGAAAATATTGGATTTAATAATGACACTTATGGCAATATGTTATTTTTAAGAACATTAAATGACTGGTCAAAGTTTAATTTAAATAGTAGAACTAAACATGATGCTTCGATAAGTTCGGGGCTTGCTATTATGGCATGTAATAAAAATAAATATACTCCAACGGCAAAAAAAGTTTTTAAGCCTTTGAGTATAGGATTAAAAAAATATAACAACGAAGGTGTAACTTCAAAATTAATATAAGTAGATGGTTTATACAAATTATAACAGTTCCTTTCCAGATCAGGTAGTACCAGACGCAGTAAAGAACAGTTATGAATATGGGTTACAGGTTGCGCAAGCTATTGAAAATGAATGGTTTAACCAGGATTATAGTGGCGATAGATATTTGCAAAACTTTCAAAATTTTCATAGATTACGTTTATACGCTAGAGGTGAGCAACCTATACAAAAATACAAAGATGAATTGTCTATTAATGGCGATTTATCTTATTTAAATTTAGATTGGAAGATAGTACCTATATTACCAAAATTTGTAGATATTATTGTTAATGGCATGACTGATAAAGGTTATGAAATTAAATCCTACGCTACTGATCCATTTGCGGTTAAAGAAAGAACAACTTTTATTTCTAATGCATTACGGGATATGATGCAAAGAGAAAATATAGAAAAATTTAATAAATTATTAGGAGGAAGCTTTTATTCTTCACCTAACCCTCAATCATTACCAGATTCAAAAGAAGAATTAGATTTATACACTCAATTAAATTATAAACAAAGTGTAGAAATTGCTGAAGAAGAAATAATTAATAATGTTTTTTCATATAATAAATATGATGAAATTAAAAAAAGATTAGCATATGATTTAGCTGTTTTAGGAATTGCTGCTTCAAAAACTAATTTTAATTTATCTGAAGGTGTTACTATAGATTATGTTGATCCTGCTTCTATGGTTTATTCATATACAGAAGATCCTAATTTTAATGATATTTACTATGTTGGAGAAGTCAAAAATTTAACTATCTCAGAAGTAAAAAGATTATTTCCTGAATTAACAGATTCAGAATTAAAAGAAATACAAAAATATAAAGGGCCGGCAAGTTATACTAATTATGTAAGAAATTACGGAGGTCAAGATGATTATAATTTAATACCAGTTTTATTTTTTGAATATAAAACTTATACTAATCAAGTGTTTAAGGTAAAAAAGACGGATCAAGGATTAGAAAAAACTATAGAAAAAGATGATACTTTTAATCCTCCAGAAAATGATAATTTTGAAAGAGTATCGAGGAGTATAGAAGTATTATATACAGGTGCAAAGGTTTTAGGTATGAGCAAAGTTATAAAATGGCAATTATCTGAAAATATGACACGACCCTACGGGGATGTTACTAAAGTTAATATGAATTATAGTATTTGTGCTCCTCGTATATATAAAGGAAGAATTGATTCTTTACTTGGCAGAATTACAAGTTTTGCTGATATGATTCAATTAACGCATTTAAAACTTCAACAAGTTTTAGCACGTGTAGTTCCTGATGGAGTTTATTTAGATATGGATGGGTTGGCTGAAGTTGATTTAGGTAATGGCACAAATTATAATCCTGCAGAAGCATTAAATATGTATTTCCAAACTGGAAGTATTGTAGGACGATCACTTACACAAGATGGAGAATTAAATAGAGGAAAAGTTCCTATTCAAGAATTACAATCTTCAAGTGGTATGGCCAAAATTCAATCTTTAATTCAGACTTATCAATATTATTTACAAATGATACGTGATACTACAGGATTAAATGAAGCGGTAGATGGGAGTTCACCTGATAAAAATGCATTAGTTGGGTTGCAAAAAATAGCTGCTGCGAATTCTAATACAGCAACACGACATGTATTAAAAGCTTTAATGTATATTACAATAAGAACAGCTGAAAATATAAGTTTAAGAGCTAATGATGCTTTACTTTTTCCGCTTACAAGAGAAGCACTTTTAAATAGTATTAATAAAATAAATGTATCAACGCTAGAAAATATGGAAAAAGTAGCGATGCATGACTTTGGTATATTTTTAGAATTAGAGCCTGATGCAGAAGAAAAATCTCAATTAGAGCAAAATATTCAAATTGCTTTAAAATCTAATGGTATAGATTTAGAAGACGCAATTGATATAAGGTCAATTAAAAATTTAAAATTAGCAAATCAATTATTAAAGCTTAAACGTAAACAAAAAACTAAGCGGGACGTACAAATAAAACAAGCTAATATACAAGCGCAAGCACAAGCTAATGCTAAAGCCGCTGAAGCAGCTGCACTAGCTGAAGTTCAAAAACAACAAGCTTTATCTGATACAAAACTACAATTAGAACGAGCCAAATCAGATTTCGAAATTAATCGTATGCAGCAAGAGGCTGAAATTAAAAAACAATTAATGGCTGAAGAATTTAATTATAATATTCAATTAGCTACAGCACGGGCTCAAGCTGAAAAAACAAAAGAAAAAGAAATAGAAGATAGAAAAGATGAGCGTATAAGAATCCAAGGTACGCAACAATCAGAATTAATAGATCAACGAAAAAACGATTTATTACCTAAAAATTTTGAATCCGCAGGATTTGATAATTTAGATGGATTTGGTTTAGAGCAATTTGAACCAAGATAATTTTTAACTTATTTTATATTATTTAATTATGTCAACAGAAGTAAAACAAGAGGGATCTTTTAAAATTAAAAAGAAAGCCCCTCGAAAGTTAGTTACGGAAAAAGAAGTAACTAAAGTAGATTTAACAAAAAAAGAAGAAGAAAATGCCATTTCAACACAAGCGGCAAATGATAGCGATGTTGCTGTCAAAAAATCCGAAGACAGTCAAAACGGCAAAGGAGTGGTTGAAGAAATACGGCCCGCCGAAAAAACAGTAGAAAATACTGAAGAAAATAGCGATACCCCGGAAGCGAAAGAAGAATCTCCAATTGAATTAATTGAAGATGAAAAAGATAATGCTGAGCAGGCAAGAGTGGAACCAAGCAATGAGGTTACCTCTACCGCATCGGAACAAAAAGAAATATTACAAGAAAATAAAGCACAAGAATTACCTGAAAATATAGAAAAGCTTATAAAGTTTATGGAAGACACAGGTGGTTCTATAGAAGATTATGCTAGATTAAATACGGATTATAGTAATGTAGATAATAATTCTTTAATAAGAGAATTTTATAGACAAACAAAACCGCATTTAGATAATGAAGATGTTAATTTAATTTTAGAAGAATTTAATTTTGATAAAGAAATTGATGAACCTAAAGACATTAGAAAAAAACAAATAGCATATAAAGAAGAAGTTGCAAAAGCTAAAAACTTTTTAGAGCAAACTAAAAGCAAATATTATGAAGAAATTAAGTTAAGGCCTTCAGCTAATAGTGAGCAACAAAAAGCGTTAGACTTTTTTAACCGATATAAAGAAGAAGAGCAAAATAAAGAGGCTTATAGAAAAGGTTTTATAGACCGGACTAATACATTTTTTAGCGAAGAATTTAAAGGTTTTGATTTTCAGCTAGGAGATAAAAAATTTAGATATGGAATTAAAGACCCAACTAGTGTAGCTAAATCGCAAAATGATTTATCAGAATTTATAGGAACGTTTCTTAATAAAGAAGGTAAATTATCAGATTTATCAAATTATCACAAAGCACTTTATACTGCTAAAAATGCTGATACTATTATTAATCATTTTTATGAGCAAGGTAAAACAGATGCAATTAAAGAACAAATTGCTAAAAGTAAAAATATTACTACCGAACCTCGGCAAACCGCCTCAGGCGAAGTATTTGTAAATGGTTTAAAAGTAAAAGCAGTAAGTGGGCTTGACTCTTCAAAACTTAAAATTAAAACTAAAAAATTTAAAACTTAAACAACATGGCAAATGTTTCTCCCCAATTTGGGACAATTAAACCAAGTGCTAAGCAGCAAGTTTTATCAACTAACTATATTCAATTTACTGATAGTACAGGTGATGACTTTTCTGATTTTGCACAGCAATATCTTCCTGAGATCTACGAACAAGAAGTAGAACGATATGGAAATAGAACTCTTTCAGGTTTCTTACGTATGGTAGGAGCTGAAATGCCTATGACTTCTGACCAGGTAATTTGGTCTGAACAAAATAGATTACACGTAGCTTATAACGATGTTACTAAAGCTGCTAACGATACTGATTTAACTTTTACTTTAAATTCGACTTTAGGGCCTAATTTTGTAGATAATAACATTTCTAAAAATGATACTTTAGTTGTTATGAATCCTGCTACAGGCGTTGAGGTTAAAGCCTTAGTAACAAATAGTACAGGTACAGTAGCTGCAGGTAGTGCGACTGCTACAATTACAGTAGCAACTTACACGGGCGCCGATCTTTCTTCTACGCTTGGTACCTCTGGATCAACTTTAGCAGGTCTTAAAATATTTGTTTACGGTTCTGAATACAGAAAAGGAACAGGCGATACTGATATTAAAAGTATTACTCCAATACTAACTCAATTTAACAATAATCCTATTATCATTAAAGACAGATACGAAATTAATGGTTCGGATATGGCTCAGATTGGTTGGATTGAAGTAGCTACAGAAGATGGAACGTCTGGTTACTTATGGTATTTAAAAGCTGAATCTGAAACTAGATTAAGATTTGAAGACTATTTAGAAATGTCTGTAGTAGAAGGTGAAAAAACAGCCACTGGATCAGGGGTTGCTGGATTAGCTGATAGTATTAAAGGTACTGAAGGTCTATTTGCTGCAATTAATTCAAGAGGTAATGTACTAAATAATTTTAGTGCTGCTGCTGGATTAGGCGAATTTGATAGTATTCTTAAAAACTTAGATACTCAGGGAGCTATTGAAGAAAATATGCTTTTCTTAAATAGAGGTACCTCATTAGATATTGACGACATGCTTGCTAGTATTTCTACTGGTATGCAAGGCGGAACAGCTTTTGGTTTATTTGAAAATTCAGAAGAAATGGCTTTAAATCTTGGTTTTTCAGGATTTAGAAGAGGTTCTTACGATTTTTATAAAACTGATTGGAAATATTTAAATGACGCTTCTACAAGAGGTGGTGTAGCAGTTTCTAGTATTGATGGAGTTTTAATTCCAGCTGGTACTTCAACTGTATACGATCAAATTCTTGGCTCAAATATTAGACGACCTTTCTTACACGTTAGGTATAGAGCTTCACAAACTGAAGATAGACGTATGAAATCATGGATAACAGGTTCTGCTGGTGGAGCATTCACTACAGACATTGACTCTATGGTAGTACACTTCCTATCTGAAAGATGTTTGTGTGTGCAAGGTGCAAATAACTTCGTATTGTTTACATCTTCATAATTTTTTATTAAGGCAAAGAGGGTGGTGCACGCTGCCCTCTGTTGTCTTTTTTATTTATTTAATTTTATTTTATCATGGAAAAAACAGCAAAAAATAAGCCTGCAGTAAAGTCAGTTAAAAAACCTGACTCACAACCTGTAGCAAAAACAATAGTTAAAAAAAATAATTGGGAAATTAAAGATAGAACCTATTTATTATTAGGTGAACATTCTCCAATAACTTATACTATATCATCAAGACATACATATAAATATCCATTATTATGGTTTGATGAAACAACAAATCAACAAAGAGAATTAAGATATGCAACTAATCAGTCGTCTCCTTTTGTAGATGAACAAAAAGGAGAAGCTACTTTAGGGCATATTATATTTAGAAATGGCGTATTATTTGTTCCTAAACAACAACAAAATTTACAAAAATTACTTTCATTATATCATCCTTTAAAAAATACAAAATATAAAGAGTTTGACCCAGTAGTGTCTGCCGGGGATGATTTATCAGAAATGGAATTAATTATAGAAGCATTAAATGCAGCTAAAGAAATTGAAATTGATTTAGCTGAAGCTATATTAAGAGTTGATTTAGGCTCAGAGGTAACTAAAATGAGTTCTAAAGAAATTAGAAGAGATGTTTTAAGATATGCTAAAGATAATCCCGTATTGTTTTTAGAATTAGCAAACGATGAAAATGTACAATTAAGAAATGTTGCAATAAATGCTGAAGAGCTAGGAATTATAAAACTTTCTCAAGACCAAAGATCTTTTAGTATTGGGAAAACAGGACGTAAAATAATGAACGTACCTTTTGATGAAAATCCTTATTCAGCTATGGCCGCATATTTTAAAACTGATGAAGGTGTTGATTTATACAAAACTATACAAAAAAAATTAGGATAATGTGTAATATATATAATAGCTAGGCCGTTAATTCGGCCTGCTATTGTATTATAAAAAATCAATATGGCTATAAACGTAAACACTGTATATCAAACAGTGTTGACAATATTAAACAAAGAGCAAAGGGGATATATGACCCCTGATGAATTCAATAATGTTGCAACACAGGTTCAATTAGAAATCTTTGAAAAATATTTTGAAGATTTAAATCAACAAATTCGTGTTCCGCAAACTGACATGAATTATGCTGATAGGGTAGAAAATATTGACGAAAAAATAGCTGTATTTAAAACTTTTGGTAATGCAGTATATAATAGTAGTGCAGTAACTACCGATAAGTATTTTACTTTACCCAATACCGATGGATATGGTAAATCAGTTACTTTATACCGAATTGGTGAAGTAACATATAAAAATGAAGTACTTGTTCAAAGACTTCAACGAAATGACTTTTATACTTCTGAAAAGTCTAAATTAACAAAAGCTACAAAAACTTTTCCCACATATTTATTTGAGAATAATTATTTATTTGTTAGGCCTACTACTATACAAAGCGATATTCAAGTAGAATATGTTCGCAAACCAGTTGATGTAGTATGGGGATTTACTGTTGGATCATTAGGTCAATATGTATATAATTCAGCAGAATTTAATGGCGCAACAAATACAGGATCTCAAGATTTTGAATTAGATATAAGTGAACAAAGTGAAGTAATATTAAGAATATTAATGTATTCAGGTATAATTATTAAAGACCCACAAATTGTTCAAGCGGCTGCTCAGCAAGTTCAAATGGACGAAATAAATAAAAAATCATAAATTATGGCAAGGCCCGACGGTGGATTAATACAAGAAACTAATGCGCAATATTATGCAGGTACGCAAACTTTTATAGCTGATGGTACTAATAATACTTATACAACAACATTTAATACTGATTTAATTTTTGGTAATTATGATCCAACTCAGGTAGATTACGCTTTAAATAATTTTAAACTATATACAAGCACATCGGGCACACCGGGTACTTTTACAGAATATACATCAGAGTATACAGTAGTAGATAATGTAATAACAATTACTTCAACTCCGGCTCAAGGATTATATATAGTAGTACAACTTAAAATATTAACAGGTGGTTATTACGGAAATAAAGATGCATATGGAGATACAGTTGAGGAAAATTACGGGAGTTATGCATATATAAAAGTTTCAGATTTAGTTACAAATTTTTTAGTAGGATACGTAGGAGCAGGAAAATTAATTGAGAAAGTTAAACGTACTGATATAATTTTTCATGTAAAACGCGCTTTACAAGAATTTAGTTATGACACTTTGCAAAGTATACATTCACAAGAAGCTACAATACCTGAAAATTTATCCATACCACTACCGCAAGATTATGTTAATTATGTTAAAATGTCATGGGTAGATGCTCTTGGGGTAAAACATATTATATATCCTACAACTTTAACATCTAATCCTTATAGCTTATTACCAGAGGATTGGCAATCAGTACCAATTCAAGATAACTTTGAAGATAATTTAGAAGCTACTTCTATAACAGAGAAAAGATGGCGTGAAGCAAATGATAATTTAATAACAGGAAATATTGATGTTAATAATATTAATGCTGGTGTTTATCCAGGAGCATTTTACGGCTACGGTTACGAAGGTTTTTGGGGCCAACGTTATGGATTAGATCCTGAAACTACTCAAAAAAATGGTTGGTTTACAATGAATTACCGGGAAGGTAAAGTTTCTTTTTCAAGTAATTTAAGAGACCAGCTCATAATTTTTGAATATATATCAGATGGCCTTGCATATGATATTGAATCAAGAGTGCCTAAATTAGCTGAAGATGCAGTATATGCTTATGTTAATCATGCGGTACTTGCTAGCAAAAAAAATACACCTGAATATATTGTAAGACGATATAGGGATGAAAAAAGTGCAAAACTTAGAAATGCTAAAATTAGATTATCAAACATTAAATTAGATGAAATAGTGCAAGTTATGCGCAATAAATCTAAATGGATAAAAACTTAAATAAATGGCTGAGGTTAAAAATGCTTTTGTAAAGTCAAAAATGAACCTTGACCTCGACGCAAGGCTATTGCCAAAAGGGGAATATAGAGAAGGTAATAATATTCAAGTAAGTAAATCTGAAAGTGCAGATGTTGGCGCATTAGAAAATGTATTAGGTAATCAATTATTAGCGGACTTCAATTCATTAGCAGGCACAACTAATCTGCAAATTATTGGTCAATTTACTAATACAAATGATGATACAATTTATATATTTTTAACAGACTATACGGATCCTACTTATTTGACTAACATTAGTTATAGTTCTAGTGCTAAAAATTATATATATGCATTTAATGTAGCGAATAATTCTGCTTCTTCTTTGGTTAATGGGGCATGGTTAAATTTTTCTACAACTAATTTAATTACAGGAGTAAACTTAATTGAAGATCTTTTATTTTTTACAGATAATAGGAATCAGCCAAGAAAAATTAATGTAAGATTAGCAGCTGAAAATACTAATTATTATACTAATGAAGATCAAATATCTGTTGCAAAATATACCCCATTTCAGCCAATAAATTTATATAAATTAAGTGACGCTGCTCCATCAAGCTCTTCATCACCTTATTTAACAGGGTATGAAACTACTATGTACGACGTTGTTTCCCCTACCTTAGGTAATGATTCTACGCAAAATCCTTATTTTCAAGGAACAACAGCACCTTATAACTCTACTTATCCGGGTGATCCTGATTATTTAGAAAGTAGATTTGTAAGATTTAGTTATAGATTTAGATTTGATGATAATGAATATTCATCTTTTGCTCCTTTTACCCAAGCTGCATTTATCCCTAAACAAGATGGCTATTTTTTAACTGGAGATGAAGAAAAAGCATATATAAGTACGGTAGTTAATTTTATGGAAAATAAAGTTAATGAAATAAAATTACAGATACCATTACCTTTAGATGGTGCTAATACAGCAGTAACAGGTGATAATTTATTTTCTCAATTTAAAATAAAAGAAATAGAAATATTATATAAAGAAGATAATAAACTATCTGTTCAAGTATTAGACACAATACAACAATCGGATTTTGGTACTGCTTCAACTATAGAATATACTTATCAAGCAACTAAACCATATAAAACATTACCAGAAAGTGAACTACTTAGAGTATTTGATGCAGTGCCGGTTAGAGCATTATCACAAGAAATTATTTCTAATAGAGTTGTATATGGCAATTTTCAAGACAAACATACTCCACCTGTAGCTTTAGATTATAATGTAGGTGTAACACAAAAAACAGTATTTGCTTTACCAGGATCAGCTACAAATAATCCTTTTGGAACTACTGCTATTACCGAATATCCAAATAGCACGGTAAAGCAAAATAGAAATTATCAGGCTGGTGTTGTTTTATCTGATAGGTATGGTAGAAGCTCAACTGTATTATTATCAACTAGCCAAATTCAAAAAATACAAGCTGATAGCTCAGGATCTGATTTAGCATTTGATGCAGCAACTGTATATCATAATTATAGAACTTCACAAGATGCTACGGATTTGCCAATAACAGCTTTAAGCGGGGATTCTATAAAAATATTATTTAACCAAGAAATAACTAGTAATAAATTATTAAGCAGTGGAGCACCTGGTTTATATAATGGTAATCAAGGGTCTGCGGATTATAATCCTCTTGGTTGGTATTCATTTAAAGTGGTTATAAAACAAACAGAACAAGAATTTTATAATGTATATACAGCCGGTATATTAGATGGTCCGCCTGATGGGGTTACAAGCAATGATTCAGCTGGGGAAGATGGGTTTATTTCTTTATTTAGTGATAACATTAATAAAATACCTAGAGATTTAACTTTAGTAGGGCCTGACCAAAAACAATTTAGATCTTCTAGTCAAGAGTTAAGTGAAGAATCTGAAAATGTAGAAGTGTCACAAAGTAGTGTAGAGTTATTTGGAAGAGTAACACCTCAAAATTCAGCTACTCCAACTTATAATATTCCATTTTATCCAAATACAGATACACTAACTAGTGTAGATAATAATGTTAGTATATTAGGAACAGTAACAGATTTATTTAGTGTAAGCAATGGGGGGGACGCTACTGAATTATATAATTCATCTTCAAATCCATTAGTTGCTAAAATTACACAAATTGCATCTAATCCTATTGGTAGTTTAGCATCGAGTGCTAGCTCTTATACATTTCAATTAGGTGTATTTGAAACTACTCCTGTTGAATCCTTATTAAATATTTATTATGAAACTTCTACTACTGGATTAATTTCATCACTTAATGCTGCCATATTAGCAGGAAATTCAGGGCTAGCCACAGGGTTTTATCAATATAGTTTTTCTTTAAATGAAGGAATGGCTATTGATACAATTGTAGCTGACCAATTTGGTGTTGAATCAGCTAATTCAGCGGCAATAATTACCGGGCCAGAACCTGAACAAGAATCAAATTTAACTATTGTTAATATTAGAAACGGTAATAATGAAATAATTCAAGAGGGAGATAATGGGCCATTTTTTACTATGACTAAAAGTACAAATAATGGTCAAACATTGGATAAAAATGATCCTGCTACTTATGATAATTATACTATTAAAACAGCTAAATTATTTTATTACGGGCCTAATTCTAATGTAGTCGATCAGTACGAATTTACTTTTGATAATGACGGAACTACACTAACGTCTACAGGATCATTACAAAATGTTGCACCTACTATAAGCCCTAAACCAGCAAGTATTCCAACTTCAGCTGGCCAAACAACATTGAATTCAGGTAATAGTTTATTTGATTCGGTAAACGGAAGTGCTGACACACAAACTTTAGTAGGGGAAAGTACTCCTGTAAATAAAAAAGATTTAGAATACAGTATTACTTCACAACCTTCAGACAATCCGTTTTCAATAGACAGTGTTACAGGAGAAATTACTATAACAGGTACGCCCGCTGGAATAAATGACGTTACAATACAAGTAAAAGACGCAGGGGAATTAACGGATTCTTTTTCAACCGAAATAATATTTGGAGAAGCAGCAGTTAATCCTGGCTGGGGGAGAGGCGCTAATATAGCTCAAGAATCTTTATTAGCAGCAGGAGGTTCTTCTTTAGCCATATATTGGACAAGTGATGCAACTAATGCAGTTAGTACAGGTGCAAGTGTTACGCCCATACTTGATAGAACTATGGACAGTTGGTCTCCTGGTGGAAGTAATAATTTAGTTTTGAATAGCACTTTGCCAACATCGGGTAATTATATTGAAACAAAAAATATAACTACATCTATTGGCGGTATTTCTTATGAATTTCAAAATAGTAATTATAATGCAATTGGAAGCGCTACATCAACAGTTACTCAGGCTGATGGCGGTTTAACAAGAGGTACAGGGTATGTACTTATTGATATTTCAATGGATAATGACGCAATATCAGAAACATATTCAGAAAATTTATCAACATCAGAATTAATGAAAGTTCAGTTTCCAGCGGCTTTACAATATAGACCGTTAGGGGCTGCTGCAGATGCATGGGAAATTGCAAAAGATATTGAAGGAAATGAAATAAGATGGGGATCTACAACATTAAATAGATATGATGACTATGCTGTATATTCTATTAATGGTAACGAAGGTTTAAGTTATGAAGGCCGATTAGAAGAATCTGATACAGCCCGTGCAGGATTTGGTTCTAGGGTTAACGATCCTAGTTCAACAAACAGTTCTAATCAAACAGATTATATAGAACTCAACGTTGATACATTATCACAAAATAATCAAGATTACATTGCTGTACAGGGTAAAAAAATGTTTTGTGTAGGAATGGCTCAAACTAGAAATGGAAACAAAATATATAGTGATGCACAAGATAGATTTGGTGATTATAGATTAATTATTAGATACCCTTATGGCCAAGGAAATCAAAGTTTTAATAATATACCTATAGTTCCGGGTTGGCCTGATAGTAGTATAAGTGGAGGTCAATTACCTAACAATACGTATGCTAACTCTCCATTTTTTATTTATAATATAGATTGGGGAGATATGTATTACCCTTATTTAAGAACTAATCCAAGTATTACTTCATATGCATATCAAGTTACAACATCAGGCGCTAATAACCCTGCAGATGCTACACAATTAGCTTTATCAGGAGGCAAGCAAACAGTATGGGCAAGAGAGCCATTTTTAAAATATGTAACACAATTTTATACAGATCAAGCTTTAACTACAACTTGGAGTCCTTCAAATTGGAGTGTGTCGGCTGCATGGAGAGGTTATAATATTTTAGCTGGACAAGATTTTTATCCACAATATGATGGTACAAATACAGCTAATGTATCTAAATTAGGTACGGATGTATTACAACAAAATTATGGAAATGCAAGTAATTTATTACCATTTAGAATTTGGGCTGCTTATTTTGATTCTAATGGACTAAAGCAAAGAGCAACTGCAGTACCATCACAAATAAGACCAACGTAACTAATATTATAAATAAGTGATTATAAAATAAATGAGTGCAATAGTTGAAGTAAGATATTTTAATAGCTTTATTTTAAAAAAGGTAGTAAACTCAGGAAACAATCCCGTGTGGAATGGATCTTATGGTATACCCGGCTATAACCCTGGGGAATCAGGTGTGTCTACTCTTAATAACGGGACTATTTCACCTCAAAGTAATAATGAAACGCGTAATTGGGTTGTAGAAGAATCACGTATACGAGGTGGTTTTAATAACACCTTTACCACTTCAGGGCCACGAGCGTATTTTGTAGAGGAAGAACCTAATGCTAGATTTAGAGGTCATGCACTTATTTATTCTGGTATATTTAACTCAACTACAGGTATTAATCAAAGTAATGTATTTAGCGTAGGTGTTCCTATAACTCGGAGTTTAGATCCAGCAAAGGGAACAATACAAAAATTATACGCTGAGGATTATTATTTAACTATATTTCAAGAGGATAAAATTAGTCGTGCGCCTATTAATAAAAATATAATTTATAGTGCAGAAGGAAATCCTACAGTTACAACAAGCAATGTAGTTATAGGTGAACCACAAGCATATAAAGGAGAATTTGGTATTAGTAGAAATCCAGAAAGTTTTGCTAATTATGGATTTAGAAAATATTTTACTGATAAAGATAGAAACGCAGTAATGAGGTTATCCGCCGATGGGCTCGAAGAAATACAGCGTTATGGCATGTATGACTTTTTTAGAGATAAATTAAGTGGTTTAGATAGTCAATATGGCTCAGGTAAAGCAATGGGTATGTGGGATATACATACTAAACAATATGTTGTTTCTTTACAACCAAATCAACCTTATACACTTGGGCCTTTAGGCGAAACGATTAGTAGAGATTATTATACTGTATCATTTGACGAATCGGTAAAAGGATGGACAAGCTTTTATGATTATAAACCTGCTTTAGGTACTAGTTTAAAAAATGTATTTTATACATTTAATAATGGAACAAGTTCAAGTAAAAAAGCAGAGTTATATAGACATAATAGCGAATCTGTAAATAGAGCTAATTTTTATGGAACACAATATAATGCTAAAATAAAATTTATATTCAACCCTGATGTTAGCGCTTCTAAAGTATTCAAAACTATTAATTACGAAGGAAGTAATGGATGGCAAGTTGATAGCATTGTTTCAGATAAAACAGGCATTGGCTCAATTGATACAGGATGGGAAACTACTTCAACAGGTCAAAATTTTGATCAATCGAATACTAATGATAGTTCAGTATTAATATATAGTTACAACGAAGGAGCTTATGATAATTTTGGAAATCAATTTCCATCATTAATGGTTCCTCCTATTAATAGAGCTGGATTTGATAGAAAAGAAAATAAATATTTTGCTAATATTGTTAATAATAGTCCTGCAACTGAAGGAGAAGTAAGATTTGGTAAAAAATTAACAGGAATTAAAGGTTATTTTACAACTGTTACTATTTCTACGGATACTAATACAGACCCAGGAGGTATGAAAGAAATATTTGCTGTATCTTCACAATATAATATTTCTTCCTATTAAACAATATTAAATGATATTAAATACCAATAAAGAAAAAAATTGGGTAGCGCGATTAGATAACGCCGATAATTTTTATAATACCATGCAAGAGTGGGCTAAGGCTCACGACTTTAATACTTTTCCTAGGTTTTTTATGCCTTGGGATATTTTTGTTTTAAGCGAAAATAATAATGATGTATACTGCGTTTCTTTATATGTAGCAGATCATATTGCATTTTTATGTTTTCCTTTAAGTAATAAAAAAATAAAGCATAGTCCTTATGGTTTAAGTTTTTTATATAAAACAATTGATAAATACTGCAATTATTTAAATATAAAAGTATTAATAACTACTGCCGGAGTAGATAATTATAAACGTTTTTTAGAAAAAAATAAGTGGAAAGAAACAAATTTAAAAGATGAAGATTACTATATTAAAACATTTAAATAAATAAACATGGGAGACGTAGGAAGAGGTCTTGAAGCCGCTGCTGATACAGCTATAGCAGCAGCCGAAATAGCATTTGCCGCAGATCAAGCAAAAAAAGCTAGAGCACGAGAAAAAGAAATACGCCGTAAAATGGATGCTATTGAATCAAATAGGCCAGAGGTAATAAATCCTTATGAGGATCTTTCTAGTCGCGCTGATATGATTCAAGATTTATCTGGAATGGCTAGTAACCCATATGCAAATGTAGCCGTAGCAACTCAAACTGCAGAAAGGAATATTGAAGAACAAGATATTAATTTAGCAAATACAATGGAAGCTTTACAGCAAGGCCAATTACAATCTGCCTCAGCTACCGCGTTATCACAAGCTGCATTGAAAGGAAAACAAGGAGTTATGGCTAACCTTGAACAACAAGAAGCCAAAAATGAATTATTAAGAGCTGAAGGACAGGCTGGATTAGAGCGCTTAAGAATGGCTGAAGCACAAAGAGTACAGGCTGGTTTATTTTCAGAAGAAGGTCGTATGCAAGAAGCGGGCGTTCTTGGTAAAGAATTTGTTTATGGTGAAACAGAAAGAAGAGCTGCTAATGACTTAAACAGGTATGCATCGCTAATTAGCGGAGCAATGCAACAACAATCTGATGCTAATAGATCTTTAGGCCAAGGACTACAAGGGCTAAGAGATGTAAACATGCAGGGCTTTAAAGGATTTACAAAAGAAGGATAATAATGGCAACACTTACTCAAAAACCTTTACCGAAATTTTCGAGATCTAATTATGGCGATGTGGCTCGAGTTACAGAAGATATTATTTATATAGCAAGCCCTTTTGAGGGAATGGTAAAAAATATTTCAGCCAAAAAAGCACTTAGATTAGAAAAAGAAAAAGAAAACGCTACCGCTGCGGCTAAAGCTCAACAAGATCAAATTAAATATAGATTAGACTATTATAATACTAGATCTGAAGAAATAAATAAAAATTTAAGTAAATTAGGTTTAAATAATACTCAATTAAGAGATTTAATTACAAGTTATTTAGATATTGAAGCTAATTATGCTGCGCAAGCTAATAATATTTCGTATACAAATGAACAAAGGCTAAACTTTCAAAGAGAGCAAGAAGTATATTCAAATAGAATAGAAAATTTACAAGGTATGATTCCTGCATATCAATCTGCTACAGCTTTAGCCTTAAAGGGTTTTGGAAAAGAAATTAATGATGTTGGATTTGAAGGAGGCGTTACAGATGTAGGAGTTGGTAAAGAAAAATCTAAACTAGATGAAGCTATATTTACGATGGCATCTGGAATTGGCTCAAATATAACACAAGAATTTATTTATAACCCTGCGTCTAATGGAATGGCAGTACAGATAAGCTCTGATGAAATTATAAAAAAATATGGTGGGCCTTTAATAGTAGATCAGGGAGAGCTGAAAGGCTATTCTCCTAATATAGTGCCGGAAGACACAAAAGATTTAAAAAATGATTTAGAAGGAAAAGAAGGAACTGGTATATTAAAAAATGGTGTATTAAATGAACAAAGATATTTATTACCTCAAACAACAGAAACTATAACTATAGCAGGAAAGCAAGCTACAAGAACAGTTCAAAGATACGATGTAAAGCAAGCCAAAGCTGATTTAGCTCAGGCGGTTAATGCTATGGCCCAAGGGCGATTATCTAATCAAGGTGCTCAAATTTCTTATCAAAATACTTTACTACCACTTATAGGAGAAGAAACTATTAATTTATCATCAGCTATAACAGCTTTAAAAGAAAATGAATCAGATCCTGAGGTTATAAAAAAATATCAAAGTTTAAATGGTAAAACATTTCAAAAAGGTTTTCCTGAATTAGTGCAAGGAGATGGAAATACAGGTAAAAGTCTTTATAGTGATTTATCACAAGTTATATACGAGCAAGCATTGCAACGCTTTGCAGATAAAAAATTTAGTGTTGCTCGACCTGCAAAATATTCTGCATTAAAATTTGTTCCTGGGCAAAAAGGTGGAAATAAATTACAAAATTTAGATTTAAGAAAATTACAATTGGTTCAAGAATTTCAAGACGCAGTAGCAGCGGTAGCGGATCTAGGAAGTTTAAAACTTGATCGAACATCTGCTCCAGGTGAAGTTTTTCCTTTGCTTACAGCAACTAATATGAAAAAACAAATTAAAGGAACTGACGCAGTAAGAATTTTACAAAAATTTAATATTCCTGCTCAAATAACTGCAGATGGAAATTTGGCAGTAGGCGATGGCAGTGTTGACCCTAAAACTAAAAAATTTAAAACTACTATATCTTTAGCCTTTAAACAGCAACCTAATTTATATGGGGTATTAGAAGCATATAGAAGCACTTTGCCTGCAGGAGAAAAAAATGAATTTGATCAAGTTTTAGAAGCGTTAAATATTTACACTAAACCTGCTGTAAAACCTCAATTACCAACTAGCAATTAGTAATATGTATAAATATAAAAACTTTGAATACACTTTAGAAGAAGTTGAGGACGCAGCTAATAAAGAAAATTTATCAGTTGATAATTATATTAAAGAATATAATATAGAAAAAACCGATCCTGATCCTGAAGAAAACAATATTACCCCTGATCCTGTTGATGAGGGAAAGCAAAGCCCTTCACAGGAGATAATGGATGTAACTGTGGAGGAAGACGATACGGCATCCACCTCGGGCGATTTTTTATCGGCATATCAAACTTTAAGACAAAAGCGTGAATCAATAAGAAAAAAAATAAAACAGAGAGTAATAAATGAACCCGAACCGTCTAAAAAATTTAAACCGGAAGATTTTAAAGATGATTCATTTATAGACCCTAAATTTAAATTACCTACTGAAGGGGAGCTTTATATCAAAGATACTAAAAGAAAAAAAGAAATACAAGGTATAATAGAAGAGTCAATAGATCCTGAAATAGCTACGCAATTTGAAACTGAATTACAACAAATTGAAAAAAGAAATCCTAATATAGCTGATGCTGTAACCCAAATAAGTAAAGATACTGGGAGTACAGAAAATATTTTTAAACTTTTTGATTTTAAAGCTGCCGCAGAAGAGAATGCTACTGAAGTTTTAGATTTAACATTAGAAACGCAAGGTGCCGTTATAGATATATTAAAGGAAAAAAATATACCTATAGAAAAAATTGCTCAAGGAAGAATTTCTTTAGAAGATAAAGAAGATATAATTACTGAAGCAAAAGCTGTTGTACTAAACAAAAAATTAGATAATCAAATACAAACGTTTACAAAAGATTTTTCTGAAGAATACAGCAATGGTTTAAAAGAATTACAATATTTAAATAATCAAATTGATATTTTATCAGGTGGTGATAAACAAATGGATCCTTTAGATTCACCAGTTAGAATTGAAAATTATAATAATACTGTTAAAGAATATAACAATTTATATAATTCTCTTAAAAAAAGTGAAGAAGAGTTTCAAAATGAAATTGAAACAATGCAGGCTATTTATACTAAAGAGCGAGGCGATTTATTTGTAAAAAACTTTAAAAAATTAGCTGAAAAGGAAAAAGAAACTAAAGATTTTTTAGAAGCAAGAAATAAAATTTTTGGAGAATTTTTTGGAGAAAAAGTGGCTGCTCCTGTTGATAATGCTATTAATACACTTTTAAATGAATCAAAAAAAATATTACAAAAAGGTACCGTAGCTATACCTCAATTTTTAATTAGAGGAGCTGCGAATCTTGCAGATGTAATTACAGGAGAAGAAGAATATAGTATGTTTGATGCTTTTGCTGATCAGCTTAGTGTTGAAACCGACAAAGGATTTAGCTTTTTACCACAATCAGACAAATTTAAACTTATAGATGAAGAAGGTAATTATAATAAAACTTTTGGCGCCGCAATAAATAGTATTGCACAAATGGCTCCATTTTCTTTATATATATTGTTTGAAGCTAGACGCGGGGATTTTAAAAACGCAAAAAAATTATTAAGTAGCGGTTATAGCAAATCTGCTAAATTAGCTCCTAAACAAATAAATCAATTAAATATTGTGCAATCCGCGTGGAAAGCTACAGTTGATGATAATATTAAATCAGGCAAAGAGTTAGGATTAGCTCCTATAGCAGCACAAGCTTATGGGTTTAATTTAGCTTTAGCTGAAGGATTAACATCTTTAATTATGCCTGAAACAGCTTATTATAAAGGAGGTGTGGGGGCTATTGAGCTTGGTTTATTTAATAGCTTAAAAAATACTACAACTAAAAAATCAGTAGCAAATGCAACTAAAAAATATTTTGCTAATATTCCTAAAGAGCTCTTAGAAGAGGAGGCTATGGCTATTGCTGGTGATGTGTTACGAGTAAGTAGTGGATTAGGAACACAAAATAATGAATTTACTAATTTAGTTGCACAAAAAGAATTAATTGCTTCTACTATATTATTAAGTGGCACTTTAGGGTTACCAGGGCTAAGTAGAAATTATAATAATACTAAGCAAAAAATTTATAATAAAATTTTTAATGATTCTAATGCATTATTAAATAATATGCGATCTCGCATGAACACGTTGCCTAAAGATGAGCAAGGTAATGTTCTGCCTGAATTTCAAGATGAATATAATGCTTTGCGTGAAGCTAGAATATTTACTACGGATTTAGTTCGTGCTGTAAATGTTTCGCCAGAAAATGTCAGCTCTCAAGATTTGGATCTTATTATCCAAAAAAATAAATTAATAGAAGAAAAAAAAGAACTTGATCCTGCATTTCATAAATCTATAAATGATCAGATTGCTGAAATAGATAAGCAAATACAAGAATCAAAGATTACAACTACTAAAGCTGAAACAGAGAAAAAAATTAAAGCTGGTATTATAAATTATGTAGATGCGTTAGACAATGTAACCTATAAACAATTAACACAAGATGAAGTTGATTCTTTAATAGAAGAATTACCAGAAAATCAAAAAAGAAAATTTAAACAAGATAACGCAAATTTAGATTTTGGATTTACATACAAGACGGCTGATGGTGAAATTGTATTTGTAGAAAATTTAGATGTAGGTAAAGAAGAGGGGGTTATTACTACTGGTGCGCATGAAGCTGTGCATGCATTTTTATTTAAACAATTAGAAGCTAATCCTGGTGTTGCTTCTACATTAGGCATATCATTATATGAAGAATTAGGAAAAATAGATATTAATAATCTAGATCCAACGCAAACTGAATTTGCTCAAAGACTACAAGGATATAGACAACAAGTTAGCGAAGGCAAAATTCCGCCTGAACAAGCATTAGAAGAAGCGCTTACTTTATTTTCAGAAGCTGCGTTAAATGGAGATATTAAATATGATACTAGTTTTGCGGGTAAAATAAAAGATACTTATAACTCAATATTAAAGCGTTTAGGACTTAAAAAAGAATTTGATTCAGGTAGAGATGTTTATAATTTTATTAAAAATTTTAATAATAGTTTATTAAAAGGAAAAGTTTCTGAAGACATAATTAAAGGTGTTAAAGAAGGGTTTAAAGGTAAGCTTGTGGATAAAGGTGTTGCAATGAAAGAAAGCGACATTTTAAAAGAAAATGAAAATGTAATTAAATCATCTAAATTTACAGAAGCTTCTAATCGAGTACAAAAATTATATGAAGAAAAAGGACCGGATGGAGCCACTTTTGAAATAATACAAGAGTTTAAACCTATAACCACAGATATAGCTAGAAAAAGAAAAAACGCTCCTGGCTATGAAGAAGAGTTATTAATTGATGAAATTGAAACAGGTAAAGGTGGTATATTAGATTTAATTAGGACTTATAAACCAAATACCGGAGTTCCTTTAGCTGCTTACATAAACGATAATTTGCCTAAAAGAGCTATAGCTGCTTCAAAAAGAATTTTAGGAGAAGAGTTTACAGCCGATATAGCTGATGTACAAGTAGCTGAAACACAAGTAGCTGAACCTGAAGTTATTGAAACTGCTGTTCAAGAAGAACTGCCAAAAATTAAAGTAGCTGAAAGAATTTTTACACCAGAAGAGCAAACAAAATTAAAAGAAAAAGTTAGTCAAGAGCTACCAAACATTACAGAAGAACAATTAACTTTTAAAACCTTACCTAACTTAACAGCAGAAGTTATTGCTGAAAAGTTAAATATGCCTGCTAAAAAACTTACAGGCGCTGCTAATTTTACACAAGCAGAATTTGGCCGTGCTCAACAATTTATAAAAGATAATATTAAAACTATTAAACTTGCTTTGCCACAAGCTGCTGTATTAGAAGGAGAAGCTGTAAGCGAAGAGTTAATAGGTACTGCGACTAATGTACCAAATAAATTATTAAAAAACCCTAAGCTATATACTAGGTTAGAAAGAACTACTAAAAAAGCTGGACTAGTTCCTTATGAAAAAAATAAAAACATTCAAGATGTAGACATATTAGAAGCAGTAGGTATTGTAGAAAATAAATTAACTAAAGGTCCGCGAGATCCTGAAGCCCAAACGGCTAAAGGTATACTTAATGTATTGGGAAGAACTGCAGCTAATCAAGAAGTGCGAGAACAAGGTGCGCAAACAGAAAGAATTTCAAAATCTAAAGAAACAGATCTTAGGGCTGGAGTAGGAGACAGAATTTTATTTTCTTTAAATAAAGAAGATGCAGCAATATTAAAAAAATATAATGTTCCTGATTACCCGTTAAATACAATTGCTGATGCTAAAAAATGGGTTAAAGATGTGCGGCGTTTAGTTAAAATATTTAATACTAAAGAATTTAAATTATTAAATTTATCGCGCGTGTCTCCTAATAGAAAAATGGTTTCTGAAGAAGTTTTTGAATATTTAGTAGGTAATAAAGATAAAAATATAAAAGGAGAATTAGAAAAATTAAAAGATGAAGGTATATTACCTGATAGATTAACAGTAGGCGCATCTCGGCCAGGTCAAAGGTTTGGCAGTACTCCAGCAGAATTTGAAAATAATATAGAAAAAATTGATGAATTTAATAAAAAACATAAAAAAGTATTTGATGATACTTGGCTTAAAATTAAATCATTAATAGATAAAGATAAAAATTTAGCGGGACCAATTTTAACTTTATTATCTTTTTCTCAAAACGAAAGAACTAGCTTTATGTCTTTAGGTGCTCCTGTAATTGGTTTTCAAGACAATGCAAAACAATTTTCTTACGAGCATGCTATGCAGCAGGCTATAGCTTACCGTAAATTAATAGAAGCTATTTTAGGTAAAAAGAATTTTAATAAAGAATTTAAAAATGTAACTGATAATTATTTTGTATTAGCATTAGGTAAAGTAAATGATAAAAAAGTAGCTAAAGCAGGGTATAAAGATAAATTTGAAGATTCTTGGAAATTTTGGTGGCAAAGATATTTTAATCCGAAAGTAGCTGCTATAGATAATGGTATTAATCCTAACGATATAATTTTTGTAGGAACGGAAGGTAAAAACTTTATTACACTAGGAGAACAATTAGGTATAAACCCCGATGGATCTACTTCAGAGGGTCAAGTTCTTATAAGATCGTCAGTAAGGAAAGCATCCGCTAAAAATAATAATAAATTACCCAAATCTAAACGTTTACCAAAGGGCACGGACAATCAGCTAGTTTTGGATAACATGAAATTAATTGATGAAGAAATAAATCAAAGACGTAAAGAATTTTTTGATAGTGAAAAGCTTAGCCAAGACTTTAATAAAATAATAGAAAACAAAACTGGTATTGCTAAAGAAAAAAAATACAGCGATTCAAGAGCACAAACTATCGGAGCTAACAAAGGCAGGTTTAAATTTTTTATACCGCCGTCGGCAGAAGACTTTGTTGGATTATTATATAATACTTTAGGTAAAGGAAAGCTCGGTGAACAACAAATGGCTTGGTATAAAGAAAATTTGTTAGATCCGTACGCTAGAGCTATGAGTGAAATATCTTCAGCTAGGGTAGCATTGTTTGAGGATTATAAAACATTAAAAGAAGATTTAAAAATTATACCTAAAAATTTACGTAAAAAAATACCTGGAGACGATTTTACAGTAGAACAAGCCGTACGCGCTTATATATGGAATAAGCAAGGGATGGAAATTCCAGGGCTAGATAATGCTGATATACGCGAATTAATATCTTATGTAGCTAATAATAATGAGTTAGTTGTATTTGCGGATAATTTAATTGATATAAATAAAGGTAAAGGTTACCCAGAACCTGATGCAGGTTGGGAAGCAGGCACTATTACTACAGATTTAATAAATAGTATAAATACAACTCGCCGTGCAGAAGCATTACAACAATGGCAAGAAAATGTAGATATAATATTTTCTGAAGAAAATTTAAATAAGTTACAAGCTGCATATGGTACTGGGTATAGAAAAGCATTAGAAAATATTTTAACCCGAATGAAAACTGGAAGGAATCGTGGTTATAATAAAGATGCTCTTGTTGGTAGATTTACAGATTGGATTAATAATTCAGTTGGAGCAATTATGTTTTTTAATATGCGATCGGCTTTACTACAAACTATATCTAGTATAAACTTTATTAATTACTCTGATAATAATATATTTAAAGCGGCTAAAGCTTTTGGTAATCAAAAACAATACTGGTCTGACTTTAAGTTTTTATTTAATTCTGATTTCTTAAAAGAAAGACGTGGCGGTTTAAGATTTAATGTTAGTGAGTCAGATATAGCAGATATGGCAAAACAAGGCGGAGCTAGAGGAGTAATAAGTAAAATATTACAGGCAGGATTTTTGCCTACACAAACAGCTGATAGCTTTGCAATTGCATCGGGAGGTGCTACATTTTATAGAAATAGATTAAACAAATATAAAAAAGAAGGTTTATCTGAAAAAGAAGCCCAAGAAAAAGCATTTTTAGATTTTAGAGAAGTTGCTGAAGAAGCACAACAATCGAGTAGGCCTGATAGAATTAGTGCTCAGCAAGCGGGCTCATTAGGACGCTTTATATTAGCTTTTGCTAATACACCGGCTCAGTATGCTAGATTAACTAAAAAAGCTCTCTCGGATGCTATAAACAACCGTGGTAGTCGCCGAGAAAATATATCTAAAGCTATTTATTATACTGTTGTACAAAACTTAGTATTTACCGCTTTGCAAAGTGCTTTATTTGCTTTTGCTTTTGATGATGAAGATGAAGACGATAAAAAGAAAGAGGAAAAATATTTGCGTATAGCTAATGGTATGACCGATGGTTTTTTAAGAGGATTAGGTTTTGCAGGTGCTGCAGTGGCTACAGGTAAAAATGTAATATTAAAATTAATTGATGAATCTGACAAAGCTGAATATAAGCAAGAGTATGGTAAAGCACTTGGATTAGAAATTTTAGGTATTTCACCTCCAGTGCAAAGTAAAGTAAAAAAATTAGTTAAGGCTGGAGATCAATCTAAATATGCTAAAAAAGCATTTGGTAAAGATGGATTTAAATTTAACGACGAACTATACTTACCACCTGCAAATGTTATTTCAGCTTTTACAAATATTCCATTAGATAGGGTAGTAAAAAAAACAGATAACCTTGTTAGCATGACTCAGGCTGATCTAGCCGCATGGGAAAGAGCAGCATTACTTTTTGGCTGGTCAGATTGGGAATTAGGGATTGATAAAAAAACTAAACAACCAATAGAAGAAGGCGGATTTGATGCAAGCGGCGGGTTTGATACCTCAGGAGGCTTTGAACCTAGTGGAGGATTTTAATAAATTATAAAGTTATGAAAAAAACACCAATATTAGAAAAAATTAGCGCGCCGTGTAAAGCAGCGGCTAAAAGAAAATTTAAAGTATGGCCATCTGCATATGCTTCAGGCTGGGGTGTAAGATGTACCCGAGCAGGCGGGCCAAGTAAAATGGGAAAATCAAAAAAGAAATAATTATGGCAAAGCAAAAAAAAGAAACAGAAATAAAGCTAGATCCAAAGAATAAAGGTAAATTTACTAATTGGGTAAAAAAAAATATGCCTGGAAAATCTGTCTGTAGTGCGGCATCTGCAGTAATGAAAAACAAAGATAAATATAGTGCTACTATAGTTAAGCAAGCTAACTTCGCAAAAAATTTTGGTTGTAGAAAATAATAACAATGAATTTATTTGAAGACTTTGATACGTCATCATTAACATTACATAAGCCTCCTGCAAATGATTCTTTACAAACATTTAAAGAATTGCAAGAATTAAAAAATCTTAAAACCGATAAAAATTTTGTTATTGAAAAAGACGATATGATAAAAAGTTTTAAAAATATAAATGATGAGGCAGGTTTAGATTTTCCTACAAAAGAAATAACTAAATTACAAAATGATTCTCGTGAAGTAATTAAAAGTTTAAAAAATTATTTTAATAGACCACGGCCGAAAGAATTAGCTAATAGCTTAGGAATTAAAATAGAAAATGTTGAGTTAAAATCTATGGAAACACCTTCTTACCCTTCAGGTCATTCCGCGCAATCTAAATTATTTGCAAATATATTAAGTGATAAGTTTCCAGAATTAAGATTTCAATATCAAAAAGAAGCGGACGAAATATCAGATAGCCGTAATATTGGTAAAGCTCATTATATGTCAGATAGTAATTTTGGAAAAGAATTAGGAGACCGTATGTACAGACATTTAAAACAAAAAGGATATGCCATATAATCAATTTAATTCGCCTTTTTTAAAGCAAAAAGGTGGAGGAACTACTAAAGCCTGTTTGCCCTTAAGCAAGATTAAAAGCATGAGCAAAGCAGAACGCGATAAAGTTATTCGTGCAAAGCGAAAAGCCGGCAAAGCCGGTAAATATAAAAGAGATGCGAAAACAAACGTTAAAGGAGCGAGTAAGCCGGGCGCTACGCTTAGAGACTGGTTTAAAAAAGAAGATTGGAGGCAGGTTGCTAACCCAAGTAAAAAATGCGGAGAAAAATAAAATGAGTAAAGATCCTATTTTAATTAAATCAAATGGTATAAGAAATGAATTAAAGGAAATACGTAAAAGTATTGACAAACTAACTAACGCGCTTATTAATATACATAACGCACAAACAAACAATCATGGTAAAAAAAATAATACAATTACTAATAGTAGTCATAACGATTAATATTATAAGCTGTGCTTCTATTCCTTCTGAAAAATTAGCACAATATAAAAAAATTACAAAAAATATAGATGTAACCAATCAAAATGAAGTGGTATTAGCACAACATTTATATAATGAAATGCTAAAAAATAAATAATGAAAAAATTTATAGATAAATTACAAGCGGCTTGGAATAGTCTTTTATATAAATTAATGTTTAAAAAATATAAATGAAATATTTTAAAGAATCTGAATTTAATAATTTTGAAATGATGGATCAAAATTTATTAAATATGTTAGATGAATTAAGAGAAGAATACGGATACCCAATAAAAATAACATCAAGTTATAGGAGTCCTGACCATCCAATTGAAGCAGCAAAAAAAGAGCCGGGAGAGCATGCATATGGCGCTGCGGTAGACATTGAAAGTGTCGGTGGTAATAAAACTTTTTTATTAGTTAAAGCAGCTTTAAATGTAGGTTTTGAAAGAATTGGTATTAGCAGAAAAAAAGGTTTTATACATTTAGGGGTAGGCTATCCTGACGCACCTAAACAAACAATATGGACTTATTAAAAATAATATATTTTTTTTATTGTTTTGATATGTTTAATCATTGAAAATTAATCAATTAGCAAAAATAAATTAAATTCTTTAACTGCCTAGTAATAAAATGTAAGACGTGTAAATATAAAAGTATAAACCCTTTTTAATTACATGAAAAATTTATTATTATTACTTATTTTTTTATTCTCTTCAATGCAGTTACTATCTGCACATTCTTTATCTGTAGAAGAAAAAACTTTAAATGCAATTTTAAATGATGATTTTAAATATGTAGAATTTGTTTTACAGAATAAATTAATAAAATCAACTGCTTGCATTTATGGAAAGCCACTGATCATTCATGCTGCTATTCATGATAAAGCTGAAATGATTTTATTATTAGCTAATTATAGCGCTATGCTATATAATCCTGTGTGTGAAGAAGGTAAAGACATTATGGATTACGCGCGAGAAAATAATTCTATACACGCACAAGCACAAATAATTATTATTAGAGCTTAACCATCACAACTTATACAATCAGGATCCATTGCTTTTGCAGCTATATCTCCTCTTAATACGGATTCGGTTCGGGTATAATATAAAGTTTTTATACCTCTTTTCCACGCTTCAATATGTACATTATTAATCCATCTCGGTGTAGCCACTGAGGGGAAAGCTAGGTTCAAGCTTACGGCTTGATCAATATAATCTTGCCTTATACCGGCTTGCCTCACTAATTCTAACTGATTTATTTCTTTAAATGTTTTAAATACATTTTTAGCTGATTCATTATTTTCTTCTTCATTAGTTAGCCTTCCTAAATTATCATAATACCATTCGTCGAGTTCTTTAATATCTTGAATAGAACCGCCGTCTGCAAGTATTTTATCCCATGTTTCTTTTGTATCTATCCCTGCTTTTCTTAATAACTTTTTTAGTTCTTTATTTTTTCTAATAAACGTACCTTTAGCAGATTGATCTGTAAAAACGTTAGCGGCCCAAGGTTCAATTCCAGGCGATACATTACCCGCTAATTTACTATTTGAAACTGTAGGTGCAATAGCGCGTAAATGAGTATTACGCATACCTGTCCCTACGCACCATAATGGTTCTCCATATGTTTCAGCTAATGCTCTTGAAGCTCTTTCAGTTTCTAATTTTAGCTTTGAAAAAATTTCTCGCGTTTTGTATTGAGCTAATAAACTCTCGAAAGCTATACCGCTTTTTTGTAATAGACTGTGCCACCCAAGGACACCCAGTCCAAGTGCGCGACCTTTCTCTGCACTCCGTACAGAGTTCTCGAATCCCTTCATATTCTTTGCCTTTTGAATAAATTCTTCTAGCACACCGTCTAGGAACCATGTCGCGTCGTAAATTAAATTCGTATTCTTCCATTCATTATATTTATCTAAATTAACAGATGATAAGCAACACACGAAGCTATGTGATTCATCTGTATGTAATACTATTTCACTACATATGTTGGTCATATGTACCTTTAAACTATTTTTTTTATATGCTTCTGGATTATTTTTGTTTGTATTTCCTTTGAATAAGATATAAGGTTCTCCAGTTGCTTTACGTTTTTGGATAAGCTTAGACCATTTTGTTCTTGCGTCTGGATTTCCTGCTTGTAATTTTCGCATAAATTTATCACCAACGACAGCACACTGGTGCAGGTTAAGAGACTGGCGGTTAACGTCACCTTTTGGTTCTCTAATTTCAAGCCATTCGAGGAAATCATTGTGTTCAATATTGATATTAACGCTTGCAGCTCCTCGTCTAACCGAACCTTGGTTGGTCGCGAGGATAGTTGAATCATATATTTTGCAAAAAGGGACAACGCCGTCTGAAGTTCCATTACCTGTAATTTTAGCTCCGGCAGGTCTAATCATATTGATGCCTATACCTACACCCCCGCCGTGTTTTGCAAGTATCATCATTTCTAAATTTTTTTTACCTATGTCATGTACGCTATCTGCAACATCAATTCCAAAGCAACTTATAGGTAAACCCCTATCTGTGCCTGTATTAGATAAAACAGGAGAAGCTAAACATAACCACCCATCCCATATATATTGAAAAAATTTATCTGCTAGTTCTGGTTTATATAATCTTCTAGCTACTGTTTTAGCAACTCGCATATAAGCATCACGAGGTGTTTCATCATAAACTAAATACCCTCCAGCAATTGTTTTTTTATATACTTCTGTATCACCCCAAGCAGGATAGTCTTTTCCTTTTATCCAATCGTTATTCCACATATAACCAATTTAAAATAATATTAATAGAAATTAAAATGTTTGTTATAATTGCTTGTGCAATTAATAACGTTCTTACAAAAGCAACTTTATCCGCATTTTCTTCAGCTTTTTCTCCTAAAGCTTTTGCCCAAATTCTCCAAACTTTATTTATGGCCATCTGCCTTTGCTTTTTCATAATCAAAAGAATCTTTTTTTAAGTAAGGATAAAAATGTTCTTTTTCCCAATGTTCTCTATATTCAAATCCTCCAGGGAACTCTTCATCGCATTGACTACATTTAATTATATTTTTTTTACCATATGTCATCAAAGTCTTCACCTTCATTAGCCTTCGAATAATCCGTTGGCCGAATAGCAAAAAAATCAGTATGAGTATGCCCCCCGGTAAGATGATAGAACCAGTCAAGATTACTTGCTCCGACTTCGTCAAATTCAAAGTACTCCCGTCCGTTGCTGTAACCGAGTTCTGTAATTTTTTCATTAAGACGTTTCCTGATAAATTGTTTGAGGTCGTAAGCTTTAAGGTTTTCGATGTCTCCTTTTTCAAACATTTTATCGATATAATTTTCCTCGGCACTAAGCATTGTTTTGGCCGCTTTAATAACATCATCATAACAATCGTTTTGTAAATTTGGTATTTCTTTACACATATGTCTAAATAACTGACATCCCATTTTAGAATGCAACGATTCATCTCTTACACTCCATTTCATTTGTTGACCTATACCTTTTAATAAATTTCGTAATTGAAAGCTATATAAAACAGCAAATGCAGAATATAACGAAACTCCTTCGGCAAATGCACTAAATATTGCAAGCGAGCGTCCAATACCTTTTGCTTCTTTGCCATTATAACTTACTAAATTATCAAACCTAGCGGCTGTTGCTGGTTCGTGTAAAAATCCTTCAAAATTTTCTAAGCCTAATGTTTCATTTAAATAGCTGTAAGCAACCGCATGAATAGTTTCTTGCGATCCAAACATCATTGCCATTTGCTGTATTTCATGCTTTGGAAACCAGTTAACCACTTTTTGCGTCCAATAATCAGATACCGCACATTCTGTTTGCGCAAATCCCAAAAGTATATTTCCAACGAGATGCCTTTCCCCGTCGGTGAGCCTTTCTTTCCAGTCCTTAACATCACCTGACATCGGTATTTCCGTATGAAGCCAAAAAGCCTGGGCTTGCTTAAGCCACCCCTCGGTATAATATTCCGGATATTCAAACGGTTTATAAGGAATTCTTTCATCGAATAATCCCATATTTTTATTTATCAATAGTTAAACAAATATCTATAAAGGGAACATATATAACGTGCTCGTTATAATTTTTATTAAAATAACTTCTTATCCCTAATAATATTCCTGGATAAAAGCCGAGAGTTAGCTCCCAGCCCTTACCTTCTTCCTTGTCGGTTGTATTTTTTGACATAATTTTTGCTCGTTTTAATTTTTGATGTTTTTGATTTTGCATGAATTCCTGGTCTTCTTTTTTTTGGTTTTATAAATTTATTATTTACAATTAATCTAGCCATAACAATTAATATTATATTTATTATGTAATTCCTCTAATTCACTATATATTAATTTTCCTCTATTTTCAATTGTCCATTTAATATACTTTTCAATCTGTCTTTCTGCATATTTTATACGCGCTATTTTTTTTGCATGCCTAGGATCAGATCTATAGTTTTGTCGCATTCTTTTTGATTTTGAGGTTTATACAAAGTATAATTAGGAAATTGTTCTACAACTAATTTTTTAAATAACTTCCATCTAATAGGAAAGGATTCATTTGGTCTGCCTTTTGTTTCAATTATAAAATTATTACCAATAAAATCTGGAGTGTACTTAATAGGTAGAATTCTTTTTTCACCTCTATTTATATATTCTCCTTTACTATTAGACTGTCTTTCAAACACTTGATTATCAAAATGAAAACCATTTAATAAAACAAATGTTTCTCCTTCGTATTTAAATCTAATTTTAGCTTTTTTTAAAGCTATGTACATATATTTTTCTAATCCAGATGCAAATTTAATTCCATCATAAATTATTTTTTTAGCCTGTACTGGGCCACGTTTTCTAATCTTCTTTCGCATCATTAATATAACACTCTTCTATTTCTTCACGAAGTGCGTAACGTGCTTTTTCAATATAATTAACTGCGTCCATTAATTCTTCTTGAATATGTTGTAGCCAAACGTCGAGTGGTTGATCGTCATCTTTTAAAGTAACGCCATATTTTTTAAAGCCAACGTCGGAACGTTTTTTAATTTTTTCAATAACATTTTTAATAATTAAGTCTCTCATAGCGTATCTTTTACAAAAGTTCCATTTATCATTTCTCCCGTTCGTTCAGCTATTTGGTCATATGCATGGTTAATGCAGTCTTCAATTTTTAATTTTGACAAAGAAGATAAATTAGTAAGTACAACAACCATATCACCTATGGCATCTTTTATCTCTTCTTTGTTATCTTTTAATAAAGCTTGGGCTAGCTCTCCAGCTTCTTCCATTAGCTTAATATATTGTGTATTAACATTACCTTCCTTTACAATGCCTCTTTTATCTGCCCACTCTCTAATAGTATTAAAATCTATTTCAACCTGGGGATTGTTTAAAACATTCTCAGCGTATGCTTTGTTATAAATAAAAGTGCGCTGGTCGTTATACATAGATTTTTTAGCATTAGCTAATACCCAGGCTCTGGATGATTCTTCAGTAATATTAAATTCCCCATGGTCTGTTTCCCATGTTAACTCTTTATTTTCAATAAGCCAATCCGCTAGCTGCGTGCGGGGCACTGGAAAAGTTGTGGTTTGTTCCGTAATGTTTATTTTCATTGTATTTAATTTATTTAAACTAGTATAGCTTTGTCTATCAACTTTATAGCCATAAGACTTTTGAAGCTCTATTTCCTTCGACGATATAAAATTAATATCATCAGAAGAAGCAAGAACTTCATATTCATTAGACTTATAGCCCTGCATTAGCGTAACTCTATTATTTAAATTACGTGTTACACCTATTTTTTTACCGGGTATATGATAAAGATAATACATACTTATGCGTTTATAGGTGCTTTAATATATGGGTGAGGGTCATAATTTACAATATTAACCATATTATGTGTAGGTATAATTACTTTTTTTAATTTTTTATCATAAGTAAGTCCAATATCAACACTAACATTAGGTAATTTCCTAAAATTACGAAGTAATTGCTGTTGAACCTGACTTGCATGATTATTATAAATATGGCAATCACCCAAGGAAGCGATAAGCGTACCGGGCTTATATCCACTACCTTTCGCAAACATAAGTAATAATAGCCCATACATTGCAATATCATAAGGAAGACCCAGGAAAACATCCACTGATCGCTGAGTCCATAATAAATCAAGCTTATCATCATTTATATATATTTGAAAGCTATAATGACAAGGAGGAAGGACCATATTACCCAAGTCATTGGGATTCCAAAAGCTTGCCATAATGCGCCGCGAGCTCGGGTTTTCTTTAATGTTGATGAGTACATTTTTAAGTTGATCAATCCCATTAAAGTTGCGAAGCTGATGCCCGTAAATAGGCCCAAGCGTGTTATCATTTCTATTTGAGGATTTGTAATTAGCGTCCCAATAAGTAACACCGTTAGTGTGCAAATAATCAAGATCAGAACGACCTTGTAGTATCCATAATAATTCCGTAGTTGCATGATTGAAAAATATTTTTTTTGTTGTTAATAATGGAAAGCCTAAAGCCATATCGTGTCTGATCATTCTTCCGTAAACAGCTTTAGTACCTATCCCTGTTCGATCTTCTTTTTTAGATCCTCCGTAAAATATACCGGCTAGTAAACCGCGATATTCATTTTGTATATTTATCATAATAATGTTTACATATTTTAAAATATTCAGGCCATATATTTTTACGATCAAATGAATTTGGTGATACGTGAGGTATCTCTCCTTTTTTATAAGGGCCAAAATTTATTTGAATATACCAATTATCAGGGTCTTTATATATACCTTTTGGTGATATTCTAATATTTTTTTTAATACAAAAGTTTCTCCATTTAATTTCGTCTGCGCTTAAATTATAACTAGGCATAGTATAATTAAGCCTTTTTTTTCTACTAGTTAGTCCGCTTCCCATGGCATTGGTTCGTTATTAGATTCTATATAATGCGGAATAAAACATCCTGACTTTGGTTTCCAAGTAAAATACGCTTCCGCTCCGTTTTCACCTAAATTTTGAAATTTAACTTTTAATACTTTTACTTTAACTGTTTTTTCTTCATAATTTCTATGAACTAATAAGCCGTGATAACTTGCATCATACCATTCACCGCCACCTTTAATATTATACATTGTTGGCTCTTCTATATTACCATCTTTATCTCGATACATTTTTGTAGGGTGTGCTACTATGATAACTAAAACATCATATTTTTTTGCAAATATTTCTATTTTAGTTAGGTATTCCATTGTATAACGGTTTACATCATCTGAATTAGAATTTACATCTCTTATTTTATTATAAGGATCTATAACTAAACATTTAATTCCTTTTCGCTTTACTAGTTCGGCTCCCTTTTTTAGCACAGATTCAAGCGTATATCTTTCCATATCAATAAAATAAAAATTATCATTAATATGTTGACTAACTTGCTGCCATTTAATTGCATGAGATAAAGTTGGCATATCCTGCCATACTTTTCGCATAAGCTTGTGAGCATGTAAATATGTTGGTTGGTTTTCTGGTGAAGCAAAAGCAATTTTCCAATTGTATTTTAAGTTGTAACCGATGACCATCTGATCCACAAAATCAGACTTACCAGAAGAAGGTATGCCAGTAACAGTAATAAACTGACCGGTATAAGTTGAAAAAATTTGGTCAAAATTCGCGAGCCCAACTTGATAACCGGGCTTAAAACCGTTTTGTACAAAGTCTTTAATTTCGTCCTCAACATCTTTAAAAGTAGTAACGTTTTCCAAAGGCACGGGTTTTGCCTCTGTAATTCGCCTGATAAGGTTTTCTTTTCCATGTGTTAATAAATATTCGTTAGCGTCTTTACAATCTTCAAAATCAACTATATAACATTTTTCTGCCCCTAATCTTCTAATTAATTCTTGCTGTAAAGTTATACCAGCTTCATCTTTATCAGTGGCTAATATTATTTTTTCTTTGTCTTCAAAGTAATCTATACAATTATCTAAGTAATCTAAATTGTTATTATTAATAGTAGCACCATTGGGAACAGATACTACGTTAGGATAACCAGCTTCGTGTAAAGATAAAGCATCCATCTCACCCTCCACAATAGCACACTCATTATAACCAACAATACTATTAATATTATAAAATATTTTTTCGGCTCCTTTATAGAGTTTAAAATTTTTTCTTGCATCTCTATATTTAATGTTTATTAATTCATTACCTATATAATAATTAAATTTTATAATATTAGTTTTCTTATCTATTTGAGGCATATATTCTATGTCTTCCGATATTTTAAAATCATTTATCGTTTTAATAGATATACCTCTTGATTGAAACCATTGTTCAATCCTAGTGCTTTTTATTTTATTATGAATAACAGCTTTTGGTCGGATATATTCTTTTTCAACTTTACCTTTACGCATATATGTATGTAATTGAAAAGTGCTGTTACAATTATGACAAGTGCCTAAGCCGCGCTCCCAATCATAAGAAGCACATTTAAGTTTTTGCTTAGCACCTTTTCTTTCGTGTGAGCACAGAGGGCATATCCCCTGCGCTTTTCCTTCTTCAAGTTTATATTGATTAAAAGTTTCTATTTCAAAACCATTAATCTCTTGAGTATTAATTTTCATTTATTTAAAATGGTAAATCGTCTTCGGGCTCTTCAGCTTTTATTTGAGGTTGTGCACCGTTTGTTTTTATCTTTGCTTCTACATTTTGTCCATTACTCCAAACAACATTTACATTTCCTAAAAAAGTTTTAGCTTCTTTGCTTTCTCTTTCCTCTTTAGACTGTTGTACGACTATAGGACCATCTTGGTCAAATTGGTCTTGTTCGTCGTTAATAGTAATTGAAATAGGTAAGTACTTACCTTTTTTACCTATAATAATTTTTTCTTTAGGTATTTTTGTTAAGTCAATGCTTCCATTTATTATGCTTGCCATAATGATTAAATTTAAATTAAAGTGTATCGTTTATAAAATATTGATTTGGGTCAAAGTCTAAAGTCTTATGAAATAAATTAAACACTTCTGTTGCTCTCATAACTTTATCATATCCCCGTTGTAAAAAAGTATCTGAGCAATCAAATACTTTTATTCTTTGTGTATTTTTATCTATTACAATAAATATCATTTCATAACCAAATATTTGTTGATATAAATAAGCTTGACTATCATAATTAAATTTATTTGCGCTGTATCTAAAATTTTCAACGTCTTGCGTCGTTTTTAAATCAACTATAAAATGGTCATCGTGGTTTATAATATCTGCTTTACCTTTCCATAAGTTTCCTTCAATTGATTTAACACCGGGGACCTCATGTTGTTTAGCACTACCAAATATCATAGACTCACAATATTTATTTTTTAATATTTTTTCTGTTAATAAATTTGCTTTGTCAGCTTCGTGTTGTAATAAACACATTTCACCGCCTGATATTTCTTTATATTTATTTGTATTGCGTGTTGAACTTTCTATAATTTTAAAAGATTTTACTTTTTCAGGCTCTAATATAATAGTATGAAAATATCCACCAATAAGCATATCTGAAGTTTTTTTCTTTGGTTTATATAAATCCTCAGGCTTACCTTTAATTAAAGTATTTATATCAGAGTTACTTAAAAATTGACGGCCAAATTTACCGTAGTAATGTTTGTCGTCTTGAAGCTTTTCTATTATTTCTTTTGAGTTCATTAAAGTGTAATAAGGTCGTCTATCTCAATATTATTAATCTTCTGATGGTTTATTTTTTTAGGAGGCTCAGGATGTTTATTCATGGCATCACTGTCCTGTGTATCGTCTATTAATAATAAATTACCTAAAGCATATTTTTTTGCATAAGATGACGCTGCACCATATCGTTGAGGCATTTGTTGGCCTTTAGAAGTTAAATCTATTCCAACAATAGCGGTTGCACTTAACGATTTATTTTCATCATCGCAAATTGTTGCGGTTGATTTTATTACGGGAGGTTCTGAACTGATTAATTCTTCGTTTATTGTAACACTTACATTTAAGTTAGTTAAAAAAGGTTTAAGCCCTTCAAGTATGTCTTCTGCTGAACGGTAATGATAATTACCAAATTTATTAAATCTATTTTTTTTTGATTTAAATTCAGTTTGAATCGTTTTTAATTTTTGGTTGATAGTTGTTTTCATAATTACGGGTTTTAGGTTTTATTTAGTATCTATTTATAAACGTATTTTTTTTGCGAAGCTAAAGATAATCTAATACTTGCGAATGGTCTACGTTATTTATTAGTTTATTTACAGCACTCTTTTTTATTTCACTTATGCGAACATAAGCACTCGGTCCATCAATACCCATTAATGCAGCAATCTGATTAGCAGTATGCTTATTGCAATCTAAACCATATGATAATCTTAAAACTTCATATTCTTTTTTATTTAAATGCTTTTTTAATAATCCTTTCAAGTATAAATTTAATAACTCAATATTATATGGTTCTGATTGGTCTGGTATTGTATCAAAATTATTATCTTCATTTTCAATTTGTTCATCAATACTTAAAAAAATACTATTAAAAAACATCTCTACCATTTTAGTATTTTCTGGGTTTTGTCGCATCTCGTTTAACTTATGCTCTGGTATTCTTATATGGCCACGGGCTATGTCTATTGCTCTTCTTATTGCTCCTTTAATTCTTTTACTTAAAAAAGATTTTAAAGTTTTTTCAGGGTCTTCACTTACTCTAATAGTTAACCATTCAATTTTATCTACAGCAATTGTTAAACCTTTTGCTCCTTCTTGAATTAAATCGGTAATATCTAAAACGCCTGACGCTTGTTGCATGGTCGAAAATTTATGTGCAATATTTTCTACAAGTGGTAAAAACTTAATAATAAGCTCATCACGAGTATAATCTTCAAACTCTTTTTGCTTCGGCATTGAGTCTCGTAAATCTGTCTTATATCTAATATAGTTTTTAACATTGTATTTTTTCATTTAGTTTTTTAATCTCTGCTCTTAACTCACTATTTATATTTCTATGAATAGTCCGCGTTGAGCAGTTAAAATAAGATGCTAAGCTTTTAATAGTAATTTTATTATTCATACTATTAATTAATAACATGGCATCATATATTTTATCTAACGATAATTTTTGCCGCCCAATCATTTGGCCTACAATTTTAAGCTTTTCATGCTTACTTAGTAGGCTATAGTCATTAAAAATAATTTTTCTAAGTTTATTTTTAGGTGGCTTGTCTAAATTTAATTTTAAAGTATCTTCTATAATACTATTAATTTTTTCATTAGATAAAGTAAAAGTAATAAAATTATTTGATTTGTTTGTAATATGCCTAACTAACTCTTTAAATTTTTCTTCGTTTAAATTAGGATTCAAATATAATAATACATATAAATGCCACAATAATGATTTGATTGTATTAATTTTTGCGTCACTAAAAAATAAGCTATAATACTCATAAGTTCCATTTTTATAAAATGAACCCCAATCAAATGAAGAAGTAGGCTCATCGTTTATTGGGTCTCTTCTATAAATGATTCGGTTGCGGTTTAAATATTGCATTTTACGGTGTGACACTAGGGTGCTATTATTATATTTTAATAAGCTATCGTCGCTTTACATATTAATTAGCCGTAAACGTCTAGAATATTTATAAACTAAACCGGCCTTATGTTTTAAACTTTTAATAGGCAAAATACCTGTTCTATTATAACTTAAAACATCTTCTAATATTTCTTTATGTAATAAAAATATATTATCAATCAAGAATTTTTTATGAGCTTCTTTTTTTGAATTAGGTAAAAGTCTTTTAAAATTAAAGTTAAATAGCTTCATGGTTATCAAGTTCAATTAATTTGTAAATATAATTTAATACTTTTAAATCTAGCTTTTGGTGCTCTATTAAGCCTCGTTGTTGTTCTTCATCAATAAAAGGTCTATACGATTTGGTTTTTAATTGTTGTCTTAAATCCTCTAAATGTATTTGGCCCATTTGAATTTTACTCCAAATTTTATTATTAGCTCTCTCTTTTATTTCTGTATCGTTTATCTTTATCATTAACTATTGAATTAAGTTTTTTCCTTAAATGGTCTACATATTTATTCCCCATTTGTTCAAGTAGTTTTAAACAGTCCTTATTA